TTGTACGGGGTGATCGTATAGGTGTAGGTACGGTTGGGAGAAAGCCCGTGATCCACATAGCTGTTCCCCGAAATCTCGTCGCTCACCACATTGTTCCCTAGCGAATCGGTACGTTTGATCAGAACGTACGCATAGCTGCCGTCAAATACGATGGTGGCAGCCGTGTCCAGAAGATTGCTCACATAGCATGCATTCGCATTCAGCGTCGGCAACGTATACGCCACCAGCACGTAGGGGGTCCCGGAAACGTCGCCCCCGTAAGACGCACTGGACGCTTTGGCCGAATAGGGAACCATGGTGTACGTGTACATGGTGTTCGGGGTCAGTACCGTGCTCGGGGTCAGCCCCGTATAATCTTGGAACGTCAATTTGGGCGAGTTATTGATAATGAGCGAGCCGTTGCGATACACATTGATGTAATCGTAACAGTTCATGCCCGGAATCTGATTGTTCAGGTTGACCTTGATCAAGCTGGACGACGTCTTGGTCATATCCAGCGCCACGCTGAAAATCAACGGCATGGTCACCAGGGAAAAGGACCTCGTCGCACCCGCGTCCGGAATACCCGGCTGACCGTTGTACGGAGTGATCACATAGTTGTACTTTGTATTCGGGAACAGGCTGGTTTCCATGTACGTTCTTGGGACGATTCCGGGGTCGGGGTAGGCCGTGGTACCGGTGGTCGTGTTCTGAACGGCAACGTACGAAAACGACCCGTCATAAGTGAACTGCACCGTGGACGTCGTGGTGGATCCTATACTGTAATTCTGGAGAAGCGGGGTCCCGGATTGCAGCGACGCCAACGCCGAGACCGTGTTCGTGGCCGAGGTAGCATGGGTGGTCACATTGGCCAACGTGAAAACCGGACTCGCGACATTGGTGGGGGTCATGTACGGCGAGGCAGTGGGCGTCGGGTTCCCGTTGTAGGGGGTCACTACCAAAGCATAAGGCGCGTTGGCATTCAGGCCGGAATAGGTCAGCACCCCTTGGGACAAGGTCAGGTTGGTACCCGTCGCCGGCACTTGCCCATTCAAGGTGACATGATGATATTGTCCCGACAACGACAGCACGATTTGGCTGCTGGTCTTGGACGTCAATACCACGCCGGTCAACGTGGAATAGGTATAGGCCTGGGTGGTCATGACCGTGCCCGAATTGCCCGTCGCCAACGAATAAGAGACCGCCTGAAACTGGTAAAACGTGCTCGGGGTCAATCCGGTCACCGGAACCACCGTAGAGGGAATGGTCACGTCTTGGTTGCGATAAATGTTGGCACTGCCCTCATACATGATCTGTTGGTTCGTTTGCGTGTTGGTGATGACCACGTAATCAAACGAGCCGTCCAAGACGAAATTGAGCGAATTAGTGGTCAACGACGCAGAATCCACCTGGAACATCGTGAGCAACGGCAAGGAACCAATCGTCAACTGATGTGTGTCCGTCACGGCATCGCCGGGCACGTCAATCAGGTTGTAAGGCACCACATAGTACGTATAGGGGAACGTGTCCGGATTCAAACTAATGTCCGTGAAAGAAAGATCCGACGTCTTGGCAATCTGCACCCCGTTGCGTTGGATGATCACATAGCTGTAGGTTCCGGTGAAATTCAACGTCACCGACGTGGCGGTCAGATTGGAGTACTGAATCGGACCCAGCGTAGGCAACGTGTAATATAAAATCGTATCGCTCACGGTAAAACTGCTGGGGCGCATCGCATTCGCCAGATTGTACGCATAGACATTGAGACTATACCTCGTGTTCGGGACCAACCCGGACAACGTAGTGGAAGTGCCCGTAAACTGGACATTGATGGTAGGAACGACCGATCCGTTACGCGTGGCGGACACCACGTAAGGCGACGATTCCGACAACACGGTAGACGGACCCAAGATACCGTAGGGATCCGCCTCGGGATCCATGGTGGCGTCGTCCCATGTGACCACGTCGCTAGCCAAAATCGTCAACGCCGGGTTGAAACGTCCCTGTACCCACGGGGTCAACGCCGCCGTATTGAACCCGCGTGAACCGGAACCGGTCACCACGTAATAGGACGCTTTACCGTCCACGTTGATGGACAAGGACGTGGCCGTGGAATCGTTTTGGGGATCCGGTAACGTCACGGCTGCCTGTACCAACGTCGTAATTTGCAGGGGGGACCGCCCCCCGGGATACGTGTTACCGACCGCATTGTACTGGTTGTACGGATCCAGGTAAAAGGAATAAATCGTATTCTGGGGCAAGTTGGAAAACCGCGCCGTATTCTCCGGTGCATACACGGTCACCGCCGACATCGGATTATTGTCCGCATCCAGGGCCTGATTTCCGCAGGCGTCTTGGACCGTCAACACCACGTGGTCGTAGGAGCCATCAAAGGTCAGTATCACCGTACTTACATCCACCAGCAGGTCGGTCGCCGTGGACACAAACGGATAAGTATACGTATAAAACACAAAGGGCGCCCCGGCATCCCCCGTCGTATTGTACGGGGTCAGCGTATAAGAGTAACTGGTGTCCGGCACCAGAGAATGCGCGTCATAATACGTGGAGCTCGTCGCCGTATCCGTAAACCCGTCGCTCCGCACAATACCCACACTGTCAAACGCCCCGTTCATCTTCAAGGTCACCTTGGCGCCGCCGTCCGTGGCCAAATTGACGACCGAATTGATCGCCGGCAGCGTGGTCACGGACACCGCGGAAAACAGTCCCCCCACCACGTTTTGGCGGTTGTACGACCACAAATTGTAAACATAGGTCTGGTTCGCGTTCAAGCTAATGTCCACGTAGCTCGTGTCGTAACTGGTATAAGACAAATAGGGTCGCGACAATACGACGTGATCATAGGTCCCCGTCCACAACAACGTGATGGAGGTGGTGGTTTTTGATCCGATAATATAATTGGTGAGGGTAGACAAGGACGTGACATTCAATGTCAACGGTGCACCAGACAAGTCGTAAATATTGTACGGGACCAAACTGTACTGATAGGTCGTGTTCGGTTGAATCGCCGACCCGTCCGTCAGCGTGGACTGGCTCCCTTGCCAGCTGGTCACCAGCAACTGACCATTTCTCCAGAGGCGCATATAGTTCACGTTGGATCCCGTGTATTGCAAGGGCACCGAGAAGGACGTCAAGGCCGCCGGGTCATAGGTAAACCCCGTGAGCACCGGCAAGGTGTACGCGGGAACATCCACGGCGATGCCGGCGGGGGTGCTAACGTTGGAACCCGGGGTGAACACATACGTGTATTTCAGGGCCGCATTGGATAGGTTCGTGTACAGGTCCGTGAACGTGCTTCCGGTGAAATAGGTGGTCGTCGGAGGGGTGCCCGCCGTATTCACCACATACACCGAATTGCCCGCGCTATCCAGCCGCTGCACCGTAAACTTGTCATATACTCCGTTCAGGGCAAATTGGAAACGGTCGGACAGGGGAGACAAGGTCACGGACCGAATGGCCGGAGGGGTCGCAAAGTTCACGGTGGCGGACGAACCCGCATCACCCGCAGGATCATACGGTTGCAAGGAATACGTATAAATCGTGTTGAACCCAATGTTTGAACTGTCTTGGTAGGTCGTGCCTTGAAGAATATACCCGGACGTCAACTTACCGACATCGGAACGCGAAATATCCAAATACGAATATTGGCCTTGGTATCTTAGGGTAATGGCGTAAGACACGGAATTCGTGGTGGTCGTGCTCGTGGGATGGGAAATCACCGGGGTCTGTGTCACCAGTTGCACCCCCAGCGAACCCGGATTGATCCAAGGATAAGAATACACAAACAACGTCAACTGATTGGACACGTTGGCCACACTCTGCGCGTTGTAGGGCGTGAAAGTATAGGTATAACCGGTATTCGGAGCTATATTGGTATCACTATAGACCGACCCGTTGACGATGGCGGACTGGCCGTCGTTACGGGAAACGGTCGCGTACGAATAATTACCCACCAACGTCATCTGTATTTGCTCGGACGTGTCCAGAGACACGTAGGCACTGGTGAGGGTGGCCAACGTATACATCTGGTAACGCACATAGACCCCCGATTGGTCCAGGTGATTGTAAGGAATCAACTTGTAAATGTAACTGGTATTGGCCACGATACCAGTGTTGTCCAGGAACGTATTGATCGTGTTGTTGCCGTTGTAATTGGTCGTCACATACACATTATTACGGTACAGCTGGAGGTAATCGTACCGCCCCTGATACTGATACTGAATAGAGTTGGTGGTGATCACCACGTTCGTCAAGGTCATGTTCAACGAAGGCAAGGTATAGGCGACCAACGTGGCGGCGGTTCCCGCCACCCCGACCGTGTTCAAGGGCGTGAACGTGTAGACATAAGAGACGTCGGAACTGATTTGCGTCGTATCCATGTAGGACGATACATTGGCCGCAAGGTTGCTGCTCAGAACCCGGTAATTGGCCCTGGTGCCGCCGTCCACGCGCTCAATCTTCAGGGTGGTATAATTTCCCGAAAACAACAATTCCACCTGCGCCGCCGTGGTTTGTCCTCCCACGGAATACGACGACATGTTGGCCGACGTCACCACATTGAACGGACCGTAGGGCGTTTCAACCGATACGGTGGCCGAATTGGCAGACAGAATCATAAACGTGTATTGCGAATTCGGCGCCAACCCCGTAAAATTAAAATTGGCATTCTGTTTTCCGCTGCTGGTGGTCACCGTGCCGTACGTGGCGCCGGTCATTGTGGAACCGACCAAATAATAGGCCCGCACCGTTTTGAAATACCCCGACGCCACGAAGGATACACTGTTCGCGGTCGTGGTATAGCTTTGCATGGTGGCCTGGGACAGTGTATACACCCCCGGTTGTATGGAAACCGTGTTGCCCGGAATGTTTTTAATGTTGTATCCGGTCAAACTGTAAGTATAGAGCGTATTGGGGGTCAAATTGAACGTATCCACGTAGGGCGACGATGTGCATGTACGGGTCACCAATATATTCGTATTGCGCACCACGGTCACAAAATTGTAAATACCCGTGAAAACGATTTGGATAGACGTGGTTCCGACCGTGCCGATGGACGCCGAGGTCAAATTGGCCACCGCATCCGGCGTAATAATGTTGGACACGTCAATGGCCGGCAACACCTTGTCATTCAAATACGGCTGAATGATGTAATTGTATTTGGTAGATGGGAACACGTTGGACGCGTCGGTCGCATACATGGACGAAAATAAATAGTAGCTGGGGTCAGCAATGACAAGAGGGTTGGGCACCGACGTGGGAGACAGGTTGACCAATTTCGTGCGTTGCTGCGAAACGCTGTTCACCTGAGTCACCGTGTAATCCGTAAAGGTCCCCGTCACTTTGATCGTGATAGACGACGCCGTGACCGCAGAAACGACGGCCGCCACCGGCGCCACCAACGTGGATAAATTCGCCAAACGGATCAGCAAGGGCACGGACACCGTCTTTTCAATTTTGGTAGCCACATACTGATTTTGCGTTTCTTTAATCTGCGTTCCGGTCCCGCTTTCTGTGAAGGAGTGCGAAGTAAACACATTGGGAAGCGAGGTCAAACGGTTGAACGAATTATCTTGAATACTCGCATCCAGGGCCGCACGGTAATTTTCAGTTACATTGCCGGAAATCGCCAATTGCAATGAAACCGTTAAACCTTTGTCGGGAATGAAGAGCAAATCGTCCGCAATGAAACCGTCGGTGACACCGTAATTATTCGGATTCATTCGGTCCCATGCGGTTCCTGAAACATCCAATGGATTGGGATTACGGTTTCCGAACACATTGGCATCCACGGCATTACGCAAAAGGCTCGTAATATTTGACACGATAATGTTACCTCGCAATCCGCTGATGTATCCTCCGTGGTCGTTCGGAGTCACCTCGTTATAACCAATAATGTTCAGAAACGCCGACGCATCAAAGACGCCCCCGTTGGGGTTGAACCCTCGCTGAGAAGGAAATGCGGTCATGGACGGATTATTAGAAATATTGAACCATTCCTGAATGTATTGCGCATAATCCGAATAAATGGTGGACAAGGCCCCCACGCTCAGCACATTACTGAGGTCCGTCCCAAGACATGTGACAAATTCGTTGGCCGTGATGGTGACGGAATCCTTATAAAACACGTTGTTGGAAATATCGTAGAAGTTGGTGGACAATACTTCACTGTTGCGGTTATCCTTCACAATACCAATCTTGTTATTAACAATCCGAACATCAAATAACACTTCCACGGCATTTGTGGTATCAAATTCGCCAATGAGTGTTTCCGATAAACGTTGGATATTCTGGAAGGTGCGGGTGGTTTGGTACCCACCGGATGCCTGGATAGCGTATACTACTCCACTATCCGGAGTCAAACCGGTGCGAAAAACGTTCTGTGACAATTGAGTACTGAAGGGAGTACCCGCTTCGCCGATGGTATACGACGAAACTGTTGTCATGACGCGGTTGCGTGAGGTAAAACCTGGGTTGAATGTGTATATATTAGACACACATATGTTGCACTTCGTATCGTCACGCACGTCGGGCACGTGATGATATCCGTTGGTATACAGCAGGAACCGGGCCATCCCATCCCCCGATCCATGTTTCTAAAGCGGGGTCATCCCCGACCCTGGGTCCAAGGCCCAAGGGAGGGACACTATTTTTCATAATAAGGATTGTCCGTGATGCGCATGGAGCAATATTTCGTCGGCGCCTTGGAATAGTCCACCGGATCGTGAATTCCGGCTTCTTTCGCATTCACCAAGAGAAAACGGAAATTATCCCAAAATTCGGGCGTATGTCCAATAGATGAGCACGATATGTGGCTCAGTTCATGAATCGCCACAAAGGTGAGCGTATGTTCATCTATGAGGTTCTCCTTGCCGCCTTTGGTGACATTGAGACAAAAGGCCACCTTCTCCCCTTTGTTCTCACTGTAAGCCGTGTAGCTGCTGGTAGGCAGAATTTCCACGATTTTCTTGGGGTTGAAATTTTTAACTAAACGTTGGGTGCGTTCGTCGTCGGGGTGATGTTCGTGCATGTAATCCACCAACTGCCGGCATTTGTCGGCCACCGTCGCGAGCAGATCAGCCGCCTCTTGGAGTCGGTTACGTTCCCTCACACAATACTTGTTGCCGTCCACGTCGGACACAATGCACTTGAGCTCAAAGTCGTCGGATTGGAAATAAATATAAACGCAGATACCAAGAATCGCCGTCAAAATAAGATATCCCACGATATCTAACCACGACTGTGTCATGACCGTTATGCTCCTATACTATTATGAGATTTGGTGCATATTGTGATGGGTTATGATGATAGATTTGTACAAATATATCATCTTAGAGATGGCGGCGTGCGGGTCTTGGTGCGGGTGGTCTTGGTGGTACGACGTTTAACGTTGGCCGTAACCCACTTCCAAGGGCACGCGACCGTAGTCGGGCTCAATGGTGCTCTGGAGCCAGGGGCCAATCTCCTTCTTCTCAATGATGGGGTCGGAACGGAGCTGGTAATTGGCATTCTTCAAGGTCTGGCCAATCGTATCCAGTCCGACGTGGTAACCCGCCTGCAACAGATCGGGAATGGCCACGTTGGTGCCGCTCGGGTTCAAGGACGCCCATTGGCTGTTCTTGTCCACCGGGAGCAAATCGCTGGGGTTGGCCACCGGCATGGCGGTGTAGCCAGACGCCGGAGCCACGGCCGCCGCCGACGGGGCCGCCGCCGGGGCGATAGGAGCGCTGGCGGCCACGGCCTTGGTGGACGCCATCGGCGCAGCGACGGATTGAACCGGCGCGGCCGCGTTAGCACCCATCGCCCCGCCAAAGTCGGTCATTTTGTCTAAAACGATGGCCTTGCCAGAAGAGTATGTCATCAAAACAAAACATAGGACCAAGAGAACAAGAATGGGAATCCACTTTTTAGTGAAGAACTTGGAAAGTCCCGCTTGTAATTGTTTGAGCATATTCGTTAGCACTATGTATATAAACGGTGGACAAAATATTAGGTTTTACACCTTTGCCGATTTAAATCTCCCCCCTGAAGGGGGGGCAATTCCAGTGGCAAAGTATTGTTACCACGCGCATTTAAAAATGCGCAAAGGTTTACCATGGGGTCCGGTCAAAGCCACATGGAATACGACATCTTTGGAACCCCCCGCTGCCACAAAAACAACACGTTCGTAAAACCCGACCAAGGGGGGCGACCACCAAGAAGAAGGAAATCATGCCATGTCGGGAAACACCTCCAACGGTTCTTCAATCATATACAATTCCTTGATGCGCTTCGCCTCCAAATAGGCCGAAATGGCTAAATTGCGTGCCTCCTCGGCCTTTTGTTTGGCCTCCGTGTAAATCGTATAATAGACGTCGTTGCGGGGTTTCAGCGACATTTCTTGGGTGGGGGCATTCTCTTGGAGTTTGAGATCCACTCTTTCTAAATGGGTCGGAGGGGCGGAGTCGCCGGTAGGGTCGTCCGACCACAGAAACTCCTCCCCCACGGGCTCATTGTCTAAAACATCCGACGCTTCCTCCTCAGGGTCCTCAGGGTTCTCGGGGTCCTCGGTCTGGGGGGGTTCTTGGTCCGTGGGCTCGGGGTGGGAAGACAACTCCTCGGCGGTGGGCCCATTTGGTTCTAAAGGGGGGGCATTCTCCGAAACCGGCTCTAAAGGTTCGGCGAACACCGGGGGCGGCGTGTCCGACGCCGGCTTCTCCAAGGAAGAAGGATCCTCGGGGACAGCTCCCGTCAACCGTGGTTTCGTTTTTCCCAAGATGCACCGATCAAACAGGTTGTCCGGGCGAACCACCATCATTTGTTTGATTTCAAAATCAATCTGAAAAACCCGCGTGGAGCATTTTATGCCTAAAACCTGCCAAATCGTCAATACCTGCGTTCCGTCCTTGATTTCCTCCATCGGAACGTCCATTTCCTCTTCGTCAAAAATCTTCAAGGTACATTTTCCTAAACGGGTCGGCACACTGGTCCGCACAATGTAATATTTGCCCGACTTGTAGATTTTCACCGGGGACGTGAAAAAGTTTTCAATGTCGTGCAGCTCCAGATCGCTCTCAAACCATTGACTACGGTGATCATATATGTATCTCTGCGAGTAGGATTCTAAATCCTCCAACCATTTGATGAATTCCTCGTTCTCGTTGGTAAACAACAGATCGCAATAAATGTATTTCCCTCCCTTGATGAACCCCTGCTTCGTGATGCATTTAGGCGGTTGAATGTACAAGGGGGCATCGTTCATCGTATATTTAATGAAATAATTACCAGAATTGATGAATATGGGCGTGGTCAAACTCAATTTATCCATGGGAAATTGCCCGTTCGGTTCCATGATACGTTGATCCATCTTGATCCAGACAATATTAATATTATACAATGCCCGAGTGTTTTTTGGACACTTTGCTCAACGCGGACACGGGGGCGCGCGTAGCGCGCCTTCGTAACATCTTCCGTTGACGGAAGTATAGGAGTCCAAGAGCCCAAGAGTCCAAGAACCAAGAGCCTAATAGCCTAAACCTGTATGATTTCGTTACGCGATTCATGCATTGAATTTTTTCAAAAAGAAGACACTCAACGCCATATCAAAGACATTATTCGTCCTATTGTGAACATCATCTACAACGAAATCTATGCGTACATCTTTTTCATTTGCATCTACAGCGTTTTTCTGATGTTCATGACTTTAGCCATTTTGATTTTTCTCATCTGGATTCGCAATACGTTGCGTTTGTTGACCATCAAGGTAGACGCCGTCTCCTCCAACACAGACATCATCAAGCTTCTGCGGGAACTAGAGAAACTGCCAGAGGTCCACCGCCAAGCCCCATCCTTTTCCCCGCTCAACGACTTTTTGCGCTTCATATGATGGGGCTCAACGGACAAATCTCCGCCTAATGTATATTATTCTTAACAACCACCACCATGAAGAAGGATGGAAAGCGTATGAGCATGCAAGGCGGTGCCGGTGCGGCGGAGTGGGCCATGAAGGTGTACGGACCGGCAGAGGCTCAAATGGCGAACCCGGTGATGGGAAATGAGATCATGGTCCACAAGCCCATGATGGGTGGCCGTCGCCACCGCGCGCGCAAGTCCAACCGCGGCGGGTCCATGTTCGTGGATTTAGCCGTTCCGGCCGTTCTCTTGGGCATTCAACAATCGGCTAAACCCAATGCGTCCAAGAAGTCCCGCGGGGGCAAGCGCAAGAACGCGCGCAAGACCCAACGCAAGGAGAAGCGCTAAATGCGCGATGACCGCGACCCACGCACCAGCTTTTGTGCGCCGGAATCATCGTGTCATTTCCAATGTCATTGTATAGTAGCCTGTGCCTGCTATACAATGAATTCTCAACCCCAGTGGAAGGGAGGACGTTTAGAAGGCCTCACCGTCCCCCTGGGACTGAACGTGCGGCCGTACCCGTACCCGGGTAACGTGACCCAAGAAGAGACAGAAAAACCATGGGTGAGTTACCGTGACGCCGCCGGAGGCATGATGGGCGGCGGAGCCGCGGAGACCGAGGTGATTTCCCAGGACCGGTTTGATCGTCTCTTTGAACAAGCCTCCGGGAACCGCGTCGCCCGTCCGCGACAGACGACCAAGAAGAACCGGCCGTTGTTAGCGTGGTGGTAAACCGTACCACGTACGAATGAATGTATGCTCCTATACATCCCTTGGGTTGTATAGGATTGGTGTTGGTCTTGGTTTGGTTAGCGAGGAGTTACCGTTGGAACTCGGACCATTTATCCCGGTTGAACTGGCTGATCAAGACCGGCGTATTGCGCAACTGTTGATGCACCGCACTCTTCTCGTCTTCGGGGAATCCCGCGACCCCGGGAGGTTTAGCGGCCGATATATACGGTCCCGTGGTGGGTTTGGTTCCGTAGCAATTCACCCCAAACTGCAATTCCGTGTTGTCCATGTATCCCCCGTTGATGCCCGGACGACCGCAATCGTTCTTGTGGTTCTTGGTCTGTTGCAACCGTTTCCACGTGTCCTTTTGCGTCGGGAACAGCGCCATCTGGTCGGCGGACCATCCGTAGCTGCACCATTCGCCGCCGTCCACGTAGGCCGCTTCCACTTCGTCGTAGGTGGCCAACCGCGCCCCGTACGAACTGCACAACTCTTGGGCCTGTTCGTACGTGTACAAGTTGTTGGCAACATTGAACACTTCCTCGTTCGGAGAAAATGGGGTCGTCGTCGGCGTCGGGGTCGGCGTCGCATTCTGTTTAGCAATGTTGAGACAGACCTCGTTTCTCAAATCCCGCATGTTGTTCATGATGTTGCCCGACGCATCGCGCACAATGTACGGTATCGTCTTGTCGGTGCATTGGGGCGGCAACGTGGTGGGGGCTGGAGGGACACATTGCCCCGGCCCTTGGACCGATGCTTGTCCCGGCCCTTGGACCTGGACCTGGGGCACCAATCCTGACGTCGCGGAAGGACCCGCGCCGCCTTGCACCAAGACGGCTCCGTCCGGAGCCACCACCGTCGTCGCCTGTTGCGGCATATTGCCCACCGCCATGCTGTACCATCCGTCAATCATCGGGTTCAGAATCAGGTCCGTCATGGAAAAACCAAACAAGAACATGAAGATCACCGCGAATATGTCCGTGACGTAAAACACCCACATCAGGATCTCTATGAACCGAATGCTGTAGGGCTTGTGCTCCCCCATCGGAATCTGTAACACAAAGAACATCAAATACATGAAGATCATCACCAACGACAAGAACAGGAAATTGCTCGGAACGTCAAAGAAATTACGCAACCATATCATGAAATTCCCCAGAGGATCGTAGATCGTGGTGGCGGTCTGAGGGTTCGTGGTAAAATAGGTCACGATCCATATGGCCAAGACCACAATGACCAAGCAATCTATCACCAAGCTCGCCGTGGCGTTGGAGAACGATTCCCCTAAAAGCACCTTCATCAACGTGAAAATCAACACGTACACCACCACGAAACATATGAACAACCAGATATTCGTTTGGGTAAACACCCCCTTCCACCACGACGACGAGGCCGAGGGGGCCAGGTTGGCTTGCACTAACCGAGGGGCGTACGTCGGCTGGGTTAATGACGACGTCGGTCCAGGTCGCATGGTGGCCACCTGTACAGGGGCTTTCGTCACAGTTATGGTTGGCGTCGGCATCGTCGTCGTCGGCTTCGTCGGCACCGGGGTGGCCGGTAGAGGTGTTCCTTGAGACATTTATGCTACAATACCGGTGTGTGACTCCGCTCTATACTATAACCCCGGGTTTTGCTATGATGCTCTTTGTCTACGGTAGAACAAACAGTATGCCGATGGACTCACCATCTCGGACGGATTGTCCACCACCTGTACCGCGGTATCGTTGAAATGCAACCATTTCTGGTCAGCATTCTTCACAAATGCAGTATAGTGTCCTCCCATGACGCCCCCGGTATGATTGCACACCCCCATCAAATCGTACACGTACCGATCCGATCCATACCCACACACATATTTAGACAGATTCAGACCCTCCAACGGAAAGGTGACTAAATCCGTTCGCTTCATGTTTCCCATGGCGTTGAACCGTTTCAATAAAACGACTAAAATCGGGGGGAAATTCCAAAACCGGATCCGTTTAACGACGTTCTCCTTGGCCTGGGTGGTTTCATTGTACCAAGCATTGTCATTTTGCAATACCTCCCCTTCGGTAAACAGATCAAAACACTGAATCAGGGTTTTCTCGCCCGGTGTCGCGGGTATGGGCAAGTCCACGATGAAATACTGTTCCGGTTTTTGACTCTTCACGGTGTCCTCGGGGGCCGCGGCGATGATTTCGGACACGTAAATCCCGTAGAACAATTCCATCACCTCGGAGTATTCCTTCTGATACGCGGTCTTCAACATTTCGTAACACAACACCGCCGTGTGGTCTTTAGACGTGTTCTTGGTACCGTAGATGTTCATTTTGACCCCCCGCGCCAGACTATTGTGCAGGGAATCTATGAAGAACAGCAAAAATTCGGACATGTCGTTCTGGGCCCATCCCGTGAAAATATCAATGTCCTTGACTTTAGCTAAATGGTGCACATAATGGACGAATTTGTTGGGGGACACCGCGGACACACCCGGTTGCTGTACGCTGTCGCCCCCCCACATGATTTCCTGCAACTCCACCCATTCTGCCACCAATTGCACATCTCGGTCAGTGGACTTGGTCGGAGGATCCCCGGCCGGCTTGCTTTTATCTAAATGCAACCTCTTTTCCAAGAAGAGATGGTTTAGCTCATATACATGATTCAGGACTTGTAAACACGCATTCATGAAACAGGTGTTTCCCAAGTTTGCCAATCCCATGTACCCCCGGCCTCGGTATTTAGACATATCCGGGGGGTCTTGGGAACGACCAGAAACCACAGGTTTTTTTGACATTATGACATGTATGGTACCATACACACATGTCATGGGTTTAAGTCCATTGCCCTTCGTTGCCCTTCGTTGATCTTGGGGGGTGGGGGGTGGGGGGTGGGGGAGCGACCGGCCTACTTTAGGCCAAAATGTTCCTTCACCAAATTGGATTTATTGGGGCCTGCGACCTTGTCACTCTGACGCCGCACCTTGTACACCCCATAATTGGCCGTCCCGATCGGCGTGGCCGGTTTCGGCTTGGTCGCCGTCCCCAACGTGGAATTGGTTCCGTAGATGTTGGTGAGAAACTCCTCGTTCTCTTCGTGCAATTCCGGCAACACCCGCGTCAACGGTTTATCAATCACCAACAACAAATGGTCCGACTTGAGCAGCTTCCGATACTCTTGAATGGTCATGTTGCCATAGTACTTGTCCAGCATGTAGTACGGGTTCGGGGCCGGTTTGATGTTGCGCTTGTAATCGTACAATTTCCCGTAAATGTGGTTCAACAGATGGTATCGCTCAAACTTGGTGGAATCGTCCAGGTTCTCTTTCATCAAATAGGCCGCGGCGCATTCCGGACGGCAGAACGATCCGTATCCGTGGATGGTATCGTCCATCTCATATTTAGGAATATAGCATTCCGTATTGTCAAAGTCGTACGTGCACCAGAAACACGCCGACTTCTTGTCCATGTACGCCATGTTTTTGAACAGACTCACCTTGAGCTTTTTCAACTTGAGGTGAATGTCTTTCATCTCGGTCGGTGCATGGTGACCGGTCGCCTCTTGGGCAGTTTCTGGCGAGGTCGGTTCTTGTGCCGTGGAGGCATCCACCGGTTCAGGAAAATACGCGGCGGTGGACGGCGCCCCTTCCCGCACCCGCTTGGACTCCATGTAGGCAAAGTCGGATTCTTGGTAAGGAGCAGTATTGGACAGTTCCGCGTAGTGTTTGCCGTGATTGTACGTCATGATGTCGGGAGGGACCGACGGATTGTACGTCAACGGGTTGGTCAACTGCTTGCCAATCTCCTCGTTGTAAGTGGTCAAATCGGCCATGGAACACTTGAGGTGCAAAATGATGTTGGCGATCTGTAGCCCCTCTTTAGGCGCAAGGGCGGTCCCGTCCTCCGACGCAGCGGCGGTTCCGTGGGCCGAAATAGACAGCTTGCCATGTTTGCCACGTTTAGCCCCCGCGCCGCGGGTCGTGGCCCGTTTAGGCGGAACGGGGGGCGCCGGGGCGGGGGCGGGGTCGGAAGAAGGGGTCGGAATGGATGTGTCTAAACCGGGACCGGGGCCAGGGACGGCAGGGGCAGAAGAAGGGTCCGCTGCCTCGGGTTTAGCAATCGTGGGCCGCTTCTTACTTTTAGTCATTCAGGGGGCGATATGGTTGTATCTTGCAATTTCATTTATGTTGTTTTGCATGTAAACACTTTGCGCGGCGTGGACGATTTCACACGTTTATTTGAAATCGTCAGGGGTCTAATTTAGGAAACAAAGATCAAAAGGGGTGTTGTATAGGGACTAAAAATCTAAACTTCTGAGGGGCGCCCTGGCCAAACTGCAGCCACGCCCACACGTGCATGCCCGGTGGTCAAACAGATGACTATAGCACCCGTCGTTGAAGCCGTCTATGGGCGCACCCACCTCGTAGTCGGGGATATTGTTGGCTAAACAGCCGCGCCGATGTTGCGTGATGACGTTGCCATGTCCGTCACTGAAGGTGATCATACTCCGCACCGACAAATCGGGCGAAGCCATCGTATGTCTGGATTCCACCGCCCCAAACCGGTTGCTGCGGGTGTACGTGTAGGTCGCGCTGTGCGGCGTCTCCGTGTAGTGATGAGTGAAGTGCGATTGAACGGGTCCCATCTTGACATTCTATGGTACATTGATTCTATGTGGTTTCTCCTATACATCCTTTGGAACGGCTACTTTCCGAAGAAGAAATCGTAAAACGCCTGACTCAGTTCGCCCCGACGCTCCTGCCGGTTCTTGTCCCGGATGAGAACGCGGTCGGCGCGGGGATGGTACACCACGGGGTTGGTAATCACCAGGTCCCCTTGGTCGTTATTATCGTACCCCGGTCCCACGCGGTTGAGTTTCCCGTTCCCGTAAAATAGTTTGAATTTGCGGTTGTGCGTTATGGTTGCTATATGGATTGGCGATATTTGCTAAACTTGGGGGGTTGGGGGGCATGACCGAGAGGGGGTAAAATTGAATGGACGTCTGGGGTCATATCGGACGGTTGGTATCCTATACACAACTCTTACCCACCATCAACATGTACAAGTTACGCGACTGGATAGACCGGACCGCACTGGACCCGTGTGCCCTGTCGGAAAACCCGTTGGCCATACCCATCTTGGAACGGTACCCCCATATGATAAATTGGTGGGGGTTGTCGGGAAATCCCGCCGCCATGCACCTGCTGGAAGCCCATCCCGATAAAATAGAGTGGCGGAGATTGTCGGTAAACCCGGCCGCCGTGTGGCTGTTGATCAAACACCCCGAGCACATCATCTGGAGTGCCTTGTCGTGCAATCCCCATCCGGAGGCCATCGCCCTCCTGGAGAAACATCCGACCAACATCACTTGGGACAATTTGTCCCTCAACGAACACCCCGATGCCCTCCGCTTGTTGGAAAAATACCCTCACAAAATCTCCTGGGATTTGCTGTCTTGTAACCCGGCGGCGTTGCACTTGCTGGAAGCGAACCCCGATAAAATCATGTGGTACTGGTTTTCGTCCAACCCTGGCAATTCCGTCTCTCTCTTGGAGAAAAATCTGGACAAGATAAACTGGTATTGGCTGTGTCCGAATCCGAAAGCAATCTCTCTCATAGAGCAGAACCCCGATAAAATAGATTGGAAGGCGCTTTCGTGCAATCCGGCGGCGATCCACCTGCTGGAAGCGAACCTGGACAAGATAGACTGGTTGGGTTTATCGGCCATTCCGGAGGCGATCCACTTGCTGGAAGCCCATCCCGATAAAATAGACTGGGATTGCTTGTCCCGGAATCCGGCGGCGATGCACCTGCTAGAAGCCAACCCCGATAAAATCAACTGGTATTGGATCTCCTACAATCCCGCCATCTTCGTCTTGGACTACGAGGTCATGAAGACTGCCCGGCGGGACCTGCACGAGGACCTCATGAAGAAGCGGTTCCATCCGCGCAACATAAAGAAATTTAAAGGATGGGGGTTTGGGGTGGAAGACTAGAACCGCTGGGTCGGACAAAATTGAATTGCCGGCGTTTTGCCCACGGTGGCTCCTATACCAACCATCATGTACGACCTACACGATTGGACAACATTGCCGTATTGGATGGCGGACGAGAGTCAGGAGGGAACCGCCGCAACGGATTCGCATAACCTGGACGAGTTACAGCTCTTCTTGGAAGCCGCGCCTCGCCGTGTTCGGTGGGATCTTCTGTCACATAACCCCGATGCGGTACCCATCTTGATGCCCGGTCCCGTGGTGCTGGACTACGAGGCCATGAAAGCGTCGCGCCGTGAGTTGCACGAAGACCTCATGAAAGAGCGGTTCCATCCGCGCAACATAAAGAAATTTGAAGGATGGGGGTTTGAAAGGTAAAAATGTAAAAAGCATAAAAACCTGCATAAATGAGTATTATAGTAAATCGCTAGATACATCGTGTACATTTTTTCTCCTATACCTTGATTATTCAGACCATGTACAAGCTACGCGATTGGATTGACCCGGAACGGTTGAACTGGAAGTCCTTGTCCGAGAATCCCGCCGCTGTGCAGCTCTTGGAAGCGAATCCTGACAACATCTACTGGCATTTGTTTTCTTACAACCCTAACCCAGACGCGATCCACCTCTTGGAAGCCCATCCTAACAAAATAGATTGGTTCTGGATGTCGGCCAATCCCGCCGCGATCCACCTCTTGGAAGCCCATCCTGACAAAATAGTCTGGAGTTTATTGTCCGGGAATCCGGCCGCCGTGCACCTCCTAAAAGCTAACCCTCACAAAATCCATTGGGGTGGCTTATGTAGCAACCCGAACCCCGCAGCGATCCGCTTCTTGGTGAGTGAAGCAACCTTATGGACCTTGGGGGGGTCGGTTGAGGAGGCCCACCCCGACAAAATCCATTGGGACCGTTTATCGTGCAATCCGGCCGCGATGGCTCTCTTGGAAGCTCACCCCGACAAAATAGAGTGGAGTTTCTTGTCTAAAAACCCGGCGGCGATGGCTCTCTTGGAAGCCCACCCCGACAAAATAGACTGGAGTTTTTTGTCGGAAAACCCGGCGGCCATCCATCTCTTGGAAGCGAATCCCGACAAAATCGTCTGGTGTTGGTTGTCCAGAAACCCCGCGGCCATGCACCTCTTGGCTGGCGTAGCACCCTTACCGACCCCCTCACGAGGGTCACAGAGGCCTATTGAGGAGGCCTATTCCGAAAAAATCCATTGGTCTGGATTGTCGGCCAATCCCGCCATCTTCGTCTTGGACTACGAGGCCATGAAGACTGCCCGGCGGGACCTGCACGAGGACCTCATGAAGGAGCGGTTTCATCCGCGCAATATGGAAATGTTTGACGGGTGGGGATTTGACACGCCACTATGTGACGGAGGGACCGAATGAAGGCAACACTTCCCGATTGTCCATCGCGGCACATATGAACGTATCTATATCGCCACTGCACAACCACGGAGTGAATGCATTTATTTTTTCGTCGTCCCAAAACCACCACTGGATTTCTAACAAGTGTTCAATTTGTTCGGGGGTGAATCGGTACTTGAGATGTTTAGCCGGATTCCCGCCGACCAAGCTGTAGGGTTCCACATTCTTGACCACGTGACTGTTGTTCGCAATCACTGCCCCGTCACCCACCGTGACGCCGGACATGATGGTCGCATGACTTCCAATCCAGACATCGTTGCCGATCGTGACGTCCCCTTTCGTGGAGGGGTGACCGGTTCCGTCAAAATCCCTAAACACATCCCGATGTTTGTGCCCAAACGGATAGGTGGTGACCCAGTCGGTTCTATGGTTGCCGCCCAAATAAATACTGACATCGGAACCGATGGAACAAAAATTGCCGACAGTCAATTTAGCATCGTCATTTTCCCAAAACACACGAGGTTCTCCGTAAGTATATTTTCCAAAGGACATGCGATGGAAACGAAGACGACGAGGTAAACGTGCAAAAACCCAATCTATAATTATTATACGTAATTATAGACAATAATCATGGCCAAATTACTCGTGTTGTACGTATTCCACATTGTCAATGACAGAGTCACCCATTTTATCAATAATTGCATCTTTTACGACGATAACGTGGATTTTGTGGTCATTTCAAATGACAAACATAACCAATTTGAGGTTCCCCCTTACGTTAACACGATATTCAGAGACAACATTGGCTACGACTTTGGCGGTTGGAGTGACGCTTTGCTCACCCACGATTTATACAAACACTATGACCAGTTCATATTTGTCAATTCTTCGGTATATGGCCCCTTTATTTCCGCCGATTTCACCGGGAAATGGACGGACAAATACGTGAATGGACTACAAGACAATGTCAAATTGTTTGGCAGTACCATCAATACCCTTTTCAGTCCGTTGGATAAATCACACGTTCAATCCTACATTTTTTCCATGGAGAAGGAAACGCTGCAATACTTGATTGATTGTGGCATATTCAGCGCGACCGAATACGCACAGACATTTGAAGATGCTATTTGGAAAAAAGAAGTATCCATGTCTAGAAAGATCATTGAAAATGGATGGAACATTGGGTCGCTGTTGACACACTACCACGGGGTGGATTTCACCTTCAAAGACAAGAAACCCGAAGACTATAGTGTTCCATTTTTAAACGATGTGGCATTTCCGCGGCATAGAGGCCATTTATGGCACGATGAAGAAGTCGTATTCGTAAAAGGAAATAGGTGAGAATTGTAACTGCCGGCCTCCTCTTGGGGGAATTGCCAGAAAGAAAGGGCGTAGAAACATGCTCCTATACATTCGTATTGTTCCCTGGTTGACAGCCACGCCCCCAAGTATACACACATGACGTCCCACCAAGATGACAAGGTGCCCGCCTTCATTCCGTGGGTGGAGAAATACCGTCCTTCCCAGTTCCAAGACATTGTATTGGATCCCCTCAACCGGGAACTCTTCAACAACATTCTCAACAAAAACTATTTCCCCCACCTGCTGTTCTATGGCCCCCCGGGCACCGGGAAAACGACCACGATCATCAACCTCATCAACGAGTTCCAGTCCAAGTACCACAAGATCAACAAGAGCAACGTCATTCACCTCAATGCGTCGGACGAACGCGGGATTGACATTATCCGCAACCAGATCCATTCGTTTGCCAAGTCCATGAATCTGTTTGAAATGGGACTCAAATTCGTGATTTTGGACGAAGTGGACTACATGACCAAGAATGCCCAGCAGGCGCTCAAATACATCTTGCAAACCTCCACGTACAACGTGCGTTTCTGTCTCATTTGCAACTACATCACCAAGATTGACGAATCGCTCAAGAACGAGTTTCTCTGTATCCGGTTCAACCAGTTGCCTAAATCCGATACCTTCCAGTTCATCCGGAACATTTGTCAGAAGGAACAGATTGGTCTCTCCGACGACACCTTGAAAACCATCCAAGACATGTATCAGTCGGACATCCGCAGCATGATCAATTTCATTCAGTTGGAGGGGGCGCGCATCCACGAATTGTACGTCCCGTTCAACATTCAGGTCCTCGGCGACATTCACCGGCAGTTGCAAGATCCGGCGGTCACCAACGACGCCTTTTGCGACTACATGCGTCAACTGAGCATCCAGTACAACATGAACCAGCGGACCCTGTTGCAGAAATACTTCAATCATGTGATCCGCGATTGGCCCGGGGGCACCCCCCGCACCTCGGAGGCCCTGTACGACCTTTTAGGCAAAATTGAGGTCATCTTGCACCGACCGGACATTCCCATGAACATCGTGCTCAATTACCTGAAAGAGGTTGTCCCGTCGGTGGGGGTCACATCCTCCTCCTCCTCCTCCGCTGACCGGAGATAAAATTGAATATAAAGAAACGTACCATGAGTATCCTAGGTAAAATCAATATAAAGACCCCGACGTGTTTTGTACGTGAATACAATGAACGACCTGGACGCCGAATGGTTGCGATACCTGGTTGATCAGAGCCGGCCACAATTTAGGAAGCTTTCTACCGAACCCCCTATACATTCGCCCGTCCCGCCGACGCGGGCGCCGGGGCCAGGTTCTCCCATCAAAACGGCTAAAATATCGTTGTCCACCTTGCAAGAGGAACCCCCGTGCAATGCCGCAGATTTGGAGAGCCATTCCCCCGAGGTCTGGGTGGACGCCGACGCCGACGCGGACCACGATGAGAACGTGGGCACGGGGGCCACGATGGGCAAAGTCAATCCCGACATGGAATTGACCATTTCCACCAAGACCAAGGTATTGTTCCTAAACCAGCCCATTGACATCCATGCGCTGTTTTGGGACATCCCCCTCATTGACTATTGGAGCCCCCAACCCGGGGTACTGAAGAAACAGATCAAAGTGGTCTCCAATACTCCCGAAGAATTCGCCGCTTACCAAGCCAAATTGACCAACGTGCGCTACTACAAAGAAAACGTCATCAAACAGATCAACAATCCCACCGCCCGCAACGTCAAATTCAAGGATGAGCGCAAGATCACGGTGGGTTTGTCTAAAAAGGACATTGTGTCCTACCGCGGCAAAGTCAAAAATGCCTTTTACAACTGCTTCGCCCTGATCATTCGGTTTCACGACACGGAAACCTGCGCGGAAGGCGTGTATCGCGAAATCCACATCAAGGTGTTCAATACCGGCAAAATGGAGATTCCCGGCATTGTCCACTACAGCATTTTGGAAAAGATCAAATACATGATCTTGGACATTCTGCAACCCCATGTGGTGGTATCGGATACCGCGGGAAAGCTGGCGTTCATTGAGAATTCACACAAAGACCATGTGCTCATCAACAGCAACTTCAACTGCGGGTTTTTCGTCAACCGGGAACGTCTCCACGGCATCATCAGCGGCAAGAAATACGAAATTGAATCGTCCTATGATCCGTGCAGCTACCCCGGCGTGAAATGCAAATTCTATTACAACCACGCCATCGGATTTGACAAGGAGCGGCAAAACGGGCGCATCTTGGAAGAGGACCGGAAACTCAAGATGAGCGAGCTGACCGAAAGTAAAAAATACACCGAAGTGTCCTTTATGATCTTCCGAACGGGGAGCGGTCTCATCGTCGGCAACTGTACCGAACGGGTGCTGCGGTTCACCTTTGAATTCATCAAAAATATCTTGATTGCCGAATACGAACAGATTTGCATCACGAGCGAAAACCCCGTGATGAAAAACAAGCGACCCCGGTTGCGCAAACGCGTCATTTCGTACACGACTGCCTACCACGAACAACAGATGGCCAGCGCGCAGGCATAGGCGGGTGGGCAGGGTTTTCTAGTACCTGGGCAAAAAAATGTAATGACGTTACATTTTTTTCATGCGTTTTTTCGTGGTTGAGTCCGCGTTGGATCCCGACAATGGACTATATTACGTGATCTTGACCACGTCCACGCCGGCGTCCACCACGTAAATGGAGTTCTCCGTCATGATGATCAGGTCCGTCTTGTTCTTGAAAATATTGACAATGGGACTGGTGTATTCGTCGGCGCTCTTCACCAAGAGCTTCTCCCCGTTTTGCTTGACCCCCACGACCACCTTCTTCTCCAGACTGTCCGCCCAGTAGTCCATCATGATGGGTTTGTCCTCAATGATGGCCCACTTGGCGGCACTCCGGAGCGTCACACTGTCCGGGAGGTGATAACCCGGGGCAGACGCCGATCCCTGGGCCGGGGCCCCGGCGGCCGGGGCGGCAGCCGCTGCCGAGGGCGTGGACGACGGGGTGCCCCCCGCCGCCATTTTAACTGCAGAAGCAGAATTAGATACTAAGCTACTCATTTCTATGTATACTCCTAAAACAAATTAAATACGGAAAAAACGTACTTACAACCTTTTTATGACATTACTGTGTTGAAGTTCTTTATATCGGTTTTTTACATGTCGTACGTCGCCCTTGGCACATGCTTGACTAAAGCACCTCCTTCAACCGGTCAATTTGAGCCTCGGTCAACGCCGAGGGGAAATCCACGGCAAATTCAATGATCAAATTGCCCACCGCTCCCTCCTTACGAAACCCCATCTGGGGGATGACCCGTCTAAAGCCCGGACTCACCACCGTGACATTGGTCGTATTGTTAATCGCCAGAATCTTCCCGTTCAAATGGTGAATCTCAAACGCGAACCCGCAGAGCGCCTCCTTCAGGGTCAGCGTTTTCTTAAACACCAAGTCCAAGCCGTGTTTCTCAAACAACGGATGAGGCTTCAGGTTGATGGTCAACTTGATGTCCCCGCGGCCCGGCTGCCCGTCAATACTGTTGCCCGAATCGCGCAAAATGACCACATCGTCGTCGCCGAGCCCCGCCGGAATATTCACGTTGATCGTGTCCTTATACACCACCTTGTTGTGGTTTTCAATGTTCCAGCGTTCAATGTCCACCGACACCGTGCAGCCGCTGTAGCATTGTTCCAAGGTGATGTCGCACGCCTTGATCACCGGGGGCGGTTTAGCCATTTGCTGATGGAAGAAGAAATGTCCCGGTCCCATCCCCGGCATGCCCCCCATGGGATGCATCCCCTGCATGCCCGGAATCCCCCCGTGGAAAATGCGGACTCCGGGTCCCATCCCCGGCATGCCCTGCTGCATCCCCGGCATCCCGCCCCCAAACATCATGTTGAAGACGTCGTTGATGTCCTGGAAATCGTCGCCCCCCATGGGCCGCATCCCCGGCATCCCGCCCCCGCCAAACTGCATGTCCAGATCGTGTTTCTGACGCAGATCCGCCGTCTTGATCTTGTCAAACGCCGCATTCAGTTCTTGGAAATCCTTGGTGGTGTCCCGGTCCGTGTTCCGGTCGGGGTGCAATTCCAGCGACCGCTTTCGGAAGGCCTTTTTGATTTCGTTGTCGTCCGCCTCACGCGACACTCCCAACACGTTGTATGGATCCGACATGCCAAGACGAAGGATAAAGTCAATATCCACTACGTAGAGTCTTGGTTTTATGTGGTTTGTTTTTTACAAACGACGATGGGACATCTCAACCATGAAACTGTTGCAAAAATGCCAGCAGTTGTTCCGATACAAGTGGTAATTCATGTCCCACGCCGTCACCATGCGTCCATCCAGGTTCCACTGGGCGATTTGGGCTCCTATAGTGTCCACTTGGGATTCGTAGTGCCCGTTGTCAATCCGGGGTTGAAAGTCGCGCGCAATGTCCGCGTAGGTCATGTTCGCGGGAGCGGGGGCGGGGGGCACCGGGAAGTGCATCCACCGCAGTTTCCCGGGAACGGTCTTGCCCATGAAAAGGCGGAGAAGCACGTCCGCACTCAGATACACGTCGGGAACGAAATCCAGCACGTAATAGTCACGTACCGTGTAGGGGGGCGTGTCCTCGCACAGCTCCAATACGACGGATTGGTGCAACTTGGCCCACGGTAGCCGGGAATGCAACGGGGTATGCAACGACTGGGGCAGGGGAGACAGATGGTAAGCGCATCCTCCCATCAGAGGAATCAGACAGATTAACCACGTCAACATGGAAAGGACCCGGTTTTTCCAAACATATACTATAGTGTTAGTATAGTATCTCTGTAAGTTGTTTACGTGCACAACTTGTCATGAAGATTTTTGGTAGACATTTAGGATACAAGAACCAAAATACCATTCTATTGTTTCTATGTCTGGCCTTGGCCCTATGGTGGATATTTCTCGTGATGAACCGCCCCCAGCCGCGCGAGGGGTTTGAACAGTCGGACCGGTTCTTGGTCCGCCGCGAGGGGGACATTTACGACGACTTCCTGAGTCAAATCTACGACCGCATCTACCAACCGAAATCGCTCAATGCTGCCATATTTGACACCGTGGAATCGCTGACGCAGCCCGACCCGGAGAAGAGCATTCTCTTGGACGCCGGCAGCGGCACCGGGGGGTTGCTCCAATACATGCATGCCAAGGGGTATTTGCACGCCTACGGGGTGGATCAATCGGCGGACATGGTGGACTTTATTCAGACGGCGTACCCGGACGTCAAGGTGAAATCGGGGGATTTGAACGCGCCCATGACCTACGACAAACATTCGTTCACCCACATTTTCATGACGGGCAACACGGTGTATCATTTTCCCGACAAGGTTCAGCTGTTTCGGAATCTGTACTATTGGCTGATGCCCCACGGGTACTTCATCTTGGAAATCTACGACCGCGAGCGGTTTGATCCTATACCTGCCACTGGGAAGCCCCTCTTGGTAGATGCGCTGCAGTCGCTGGTGGACACGCGGGTCACCGACACCGAAATAGACTTCATGGATTTTGTGTACGAATCGCGCTACGACTTTTCGCGCGCGGCGTCGGACAACGTGGTCTTGTTCCAAGAGACCTTTACGGACGCGGCGACGCGGCACATGCGCCAGAACGAGCTGACGTTGTTCATGGAACCGCTCAATGACGTCGTGTATATGGCCCAGTACGCCGGGTTCTTGGTGCACGGCCAGGTCAAGGTCTTGGAAGACAAGCACAAATACGTCTTTGTGTTTCAGCGGCCGCATTGAAGTGGTGTGTGTGTGTGTGTGTGTGATGGGGGTATCTATCATGACCTGCCTTGGTACAGCGCATGATAGGATCGGTGGATTGGTGGATCGGGGGTGTTCAGCGCACATAGCGCCCGTGGCGCGAGAAGCTGTCCAACACGTAAATAATAAACACGCCCACCATGGTGAACATGACAAATTCCTCCATGGACGTGTTGGTCTTTTCGTTCACCTGGTCCTCCAACAAATGAATGATATAGTTCATCTTGTCCGACCATTTTTGGGTATCGGCGACGGGCGCGCCCGCATAACCAGCTGGCGCGCCGCCCTTGCCTTGGTAATACGGCGCCTGGGTAATGGTCGGCGGGGGGCGATACACCGTGTTGTAACCGTGGGTCTCGGCTTGGTCCGCGTTGTGGGCCGAGTAACTGGGCTGGACCATGCGGGGTTGCGGAGGAGGAGAGGAAAGGGACCGGGCCGAGGGGGCTTCACCTTCGCTAAACATGATGTTGGGAATGTAGGTGGGAGCATCCCCGAGAATGGTATCTTCGGGTTTCTTGGTCCGAACCATCGGATGGGTCAAGGGTTTGAAATCGGCTAAACGTTGTCCGTCGTTGTCCACTTGCCGTTGGTGCATCTGTTGAATGAGTTCGTTGATACGTTGTTGCCGGGCGTCGGTGCCGGGACTGTCGGACGGCGGTTTGGTGGCGGTGGTCGGAACATAGTCGGTGGCCGAATTCAGCGTGGACGTTCCGTACGAAGAAAGCGACGTGTCGGACATGGCCGTACTAGAAGGGTCGGTGGACGGGGCAGGTAGCGTCACCTTCTTAATGGTTTTATTCTTAGGGTTCATCGTAGGTTGACGTTTCTGGGACGGATTTTCACTTATCCATGGTGATGCCGAAGCGATCAAAGACATGATCTTCCCTTATTATTATGAGTAACTGAACTCTATACTTAAAATTTCATTAGAAATTTTACGTATGACGCAAGGCTATCAGAAAAAAAAGGCTATTTGATCGGCTCGCCCTCTAAATCCATGTCCACCGCCTCCACGACCTTGCCGTCTATCATAAAAAAACCGAGGGGGTCGCTCCTATACCCTTTGTATCCTAACATGGGCACCGAACCGTTCGGGGGTATCGGGCGGGGCATTTGCGGCGGTACGGCCCCGGTAGAGGCCGAGGGTTGTGTCGGTTTTTCGGACGTTAGGAATTTGAAAGGCTCGGCATTGGTCGGCTTCGCCTTGGCCTTGTCGGCGTTATCTAGCTTGGGGGGTTCTTCCATCCACTCGGTATCGTCCAGCAGATACTGAATGTCTTCTTTGAGTTTATTGTTTATTAAGGGGTCCGTGGACCCCGCAGGCTTAGCGGGGTCCGCAGGGTCCGCCGGGTTGAACGACACGTCCCGGTTGGCGCCGACCACTGCCGGAACACCTGAGACGGGTTTAGGGTCCACATTTATATTGGTATTGGACGCCATGGCGAATATACCTTGTTAGTGCAAAAAAAACATGTACACATTGACACAATAGGCTATATACATATAGTCACGATAGACACGTTGTTTATTTTTCTGGCTTTTCTGATTTTTCAATCACTTACCGAGTTCAAGGCGCCTTCTTCTTGATGACCCGCTTGACCACTGGCTTGGGTGCTGCGTCCTCTGCTGCAGCTACCGCAGCTGCCGGAGCAGGCGTCGGCGCAGGAGGCGGCATGGCCGCCTCGTTGTCACCGGCGTCCTCACCCTCCGCATCGCTGTCCTCCACCTCCACCGACGTCGTCTTCGGAGCTGCGGCTGCGGCGACCGTCTTCGGCGGCACCTCCTCGGCCGGAGGAATCTCGTCGTTGCCCTCGCCCGAGGCAATCTCCGCAATCGGAACGTGCAGACGACCCGCGATGCTCATGGAATTGCGAGGCTTGGCCACACATTGGAACAGCTTCCAGGTCAGCCCCCAGCCCTTGCCACCGATCCAGATGCCCGTGCACTTGATGACACAAGCCACCTGGCACTGCTTCGGGACAAAGTCAATCGGCGTCAAATCCGCATTCGTCTCGTCGGGGAAGATTTTCTTGCTGGCCATGTTGTAAATCTCCACGTCCCACTTGCCATTGTAAAACGGGACCTTGGCGCGAATAGACGGCGGCTTCGTATAGTCCGTCTTCTTCGTATCCTTGTTCTTCGGGTACTTGAGGAAGGGGAAGAACGTGTGCTTCACCACCTCCTTGCTCATCTTCTCGCCCCACCAGACCTCCGAATTGGTCACGGCGTCGTTCAAGATCTGCTCCTCAAACGCCTTGAACTTCGCCAACATCTCGTCCGTCGCGGCGGACTTGTACTCGTCGTTGGGGAAGTTGAGCGAGATGGAGTATTTGCCGTCCGACTTACCCGTATCGTCCACGTAATCCGCAATGCCCCACGTCATCATCATGGGCGTGGTAAGGTACAACAGCGTATTCGTTTGCTGACTGAGTAGCATGATGGACTTGGCTCCCTTGTCATTCACCTTGGGAGACAGGTAACGGTTGGCCGTCACGTCCCACTCCGCGGCAGTAAGAACAACATTCTTGGTGGTCATGGTATGTGCTTTGATTGGGTGCTTGATTGAGTGCTTGGTTACGGGTGCTTTGTGCGAGTGCGTGTGCGAGTGCGCGGGGGTGAAGTTGATGTATGTCAACGACGTTGGTATGCAGATTTACTTGCGTATTTTCTAAATCAATTTTTCGAGGAATGCCCCTATAACCACTGTTAGAACACGCATGAAATGATATCACGCGTATATTTCTCACATACACGCCCGAAACATCGTCAAAACAACATAAAACCGCTTAACATACATAATACACGTAACACGCTAGAGTGTACAAAATGACAGAACAACGCATGATTTCGGCGCTCACCACTTATCAGTGGGACACCGACAAAAAGAGACGTTTCGGAGACCATCACGACGGGGCTATATTCTGGCTAAACTGGACCCCCTGGACAACCAACCGCATTACGATTGTTACATCTCTGCCGGGGTCAGCTCCTACGACAGTGTAAGCCATTATATCATCAACGAATATGGTCTTACCAAGGCACAGTGTTTCGCGTTTGACAACACAGTGGATCATTATCCGCACTATCCCCCCACCGAGATTACGTTTTTCCAGAAAAACATCAGTGACACGAATGACGACAAACATACGAATCTGCACGACATCGTCGCGACACACCGACACATTTGTCTGAAAATGGACATTGAAGGTGGAGAATACCGATGGTTACACAGTCTCACTTCCGAACAATTGCAATCTTTTCGGCAAATCGTCATTGAATTTCATGGGCTTTATCAAGACTACGATGTCCGTACGGAATTGTCCGACAACAGCGCCCAAATCAAAACGGAATGTCTGGAAAAGCTGGCGCAAACCCACTACATTGTTCATGCCCACGCAAACAACCATGAAGGGTACCGAATCGTGGACAACCAAAGCATTCTACCCAATGTGATAGAATTGACCTACATACGCAAATCCGATGTGGGTGAGCTCCCTCTCAATACCGTGCCATTTCCCTTGGCCGGATTGGATACGCCCAATCAGGCACATACCCCGGACATTGCCCTGGACCGCCATCCGTTCGTGCACTGACGCGGGAAACACAAGTACCTAAAGGGGTGCTCCTATACATTCCATTATGCCATGCAAACGTTGGGGGGCTACGGGTCCACGCCATGTTCACCCTTGTTCATCACCAAGTACAAGCCCCATTCCCTGGAGGGGTTCTTTGCTTCGCCTAAATTCAAGTCGGTGCTGCGGACCCTCTTGGACATGGACGATCTGAATGTGCTCTTCATCGGGAACACCTGCTCGGGGAAGACCATTTTACTGCACACCCTGATACGGGAGTATTACCAGCTTGCGCCCAGCCAGCCCGTGCCCGAGAACAACATCCTGTATGTGAACAACTTGAAGGAACAGGGGGTCAGCTTCTTCCGCAGTGAACTCAAGACGTTTTCTCAGTCCCACAGCACCATTTACGGGAAGAAGAAGATGGTCATCATTGACGACATTGATACCATGAATGAGCAGAGCCAGCAGGTGTTTCGCAACTACATTGACAAGTACCGCCACAACGTGCATTTCCTGTCCGTCTGCACCAACATTCAAAAGGTGATTGAGAGTTTCCAGTCGCGTATGCACATTCTGCGTATAGAACCCGCCACGGAATCCCAGGTGCGCGAACTGTACGAGAAGATCGCCCAGGAACACCAACTCATCATTGCCGAGGATGCCAAAGAGTTCCTGCTCAAATACTGCAAGCATTCCATCCGGTCGCTGATGAATTACATGGAAAAAATCTGGATCTTGGGGCGGCCCATTACGATTGACACCTGCATCAAGATTTGCGGGGTGGACACGAGCCATTACGAGAACTATGTGCTGCATTTGCGCAAGGGGGACGTGGTGAGTGCGGTGAAGATCCTCTATGACATTCACGACTATGGCTACAGTGTGATTGACGTCATGGAGAGTCTGTTTGGATTCGTCAAGATGTCGGACCAATTTACCGAGGAGGAGAAATACCGCATCATTGTGTGTTTTTGTCGGTACATTACGTATTTCTATACCACGCACGAGAACATCATTGAGCTGGCCTTTTTCACCCGGGCCATCTACCCCATCTTGGGTCCGGTCCGCCCCCCTGTAGACCGGTGAACATTTGAATCCGGACGCCCTGAATAGACAGCAAAGCTGTCTATACGGGGCGCCTGATACAATTGATTTACCGGTAACGTTGCCCTTAAACACTGAGCCGGATACCCTTTGGGTGTCCGGTTTATAATGTTCAAGGGTGCAAAAATTGAAACTGCGTAGAAGTGGGTAACTAATACATGTAAGCCCCAATATATCGGTGTTTTCGGTGTTTTCGCGATCTTAAACCGTTCTTGTCTCGCCTAAATCATGGGAAATTCGCCGTCCAATACTTTCCAACTGGTGTCCGAGATGCACTACCGGCCCCCCGCAACGGCGGGGCCCAAGTCCGAACGCCGTGAAAAGACGGTCCGTTTGGTAGACGTCGTTTCGGATCCTGAACCGCCTCTGCCTCCTCAACCCGCCGATGAGCCGCCGGCGACCCCCTCGGTAGCGGAGGCATCGGAGCCGCCGGCGCCGGTCCCAGAACCAGAAACTACAGAAACCCCCCAAATTCTACCGACCACCGACACAGTTGTGAATTCTGTATTGTTGAAATTCATTACACGTTCGCATTTAGGACTCCACAAGTACGGGACGTCGTTGGACCGTACCGACCTCCACCGGGTGGATTGGCTCAATCACCTCCAGGAGGAGCTCATGGACGCCATTCTCTACCTGGAACGGTTGAAACGGGAGTTATAAGATCATGGGGTAAACCCCCACCCCCACCGCCGCCGCCGGATCCAAAAACAGGGTGCGTACAAACCCCGCACCCTTTTTTGTTACATGGTAAAATGCGTCCTAATAGTATATAATAACAACCGGCATATAGCACAAATATACGACTCCATGAATGGTGTCACTGACGAAAGTCCTTCATCCCCCAATGAAACCATAGCTCCCACCCCTTGGTCCATCGGAGATGCGATTACCCGCATGAGGCCGTCGGCTAAAAAAACCGCCCATTCCGATGGTAACGATGCCTCATTGGAGTATCTGTTTTGCAAACAGATTCCTATTGATATTTTATTTGACGTCTTTGACAAGATTTGTGTCAAGAAGGAGAAATATTATGTGATGGACTTCAATGCCTACCGTCTCCTTTTGCATCACAACCTTTACCCAGATTTTGCCAATAAAATCGTGGATGCCTACAAGAAACACAAGCAATATTTCGTCACCCGAAAGCTTACCTACAATTCATTCGCCACGATTATTCGCCAGATTTGCCGGATCAATCATGTTAAATTTGACACCCAGTTCAAATATCAGCACTCCATGTACAACATTGACTATTATGTGTATCATGTATGAGGTGTATGTCCCCGGTCAACCGCCTAAATCTCTGCAATGAATATACGAGGTTTCACCCACCATGGAAAATAGTTTCAAAAACTATGTCATTTTATTCGCCATCGTTGCCATTGCCAGTTTTTTCGGCAACCAATTGCAACATTATTACAAGGACCTGGAAACCGACGAAGAATATGAACTCATCCGCAAATATCTCCTAAACGATGCCAACAGTTCTTCCTTCCAAGATACCAAGAAGCCTAAATTGTGGATCCACACCACGTACGACATCAATGCCCGCCAATGGAAGAGCTTCTATTCGCGCAACAGCACCGACCTCAATCAACCCTATATCCATCTCACGATCCAGTCCATTGTCCAGCATTGCGGCGACCATTTCCACGTGTGCCTGATTGACGACGAATCGTTTAGCAAACTGATCCCGTCGTGGTCCATTTCCATGAACACGGTGCCCGAACCCTTCCGCAAACGTCTGCGCGAATACGGCCTCGCCACCTTGCTGTACATGTACGGCGGCATGACGGTGCCCAATTCCTTCATCTGTTTTCGCAACCTCCTGCCCATGTTCCAAGAAGCTACGCTGGGGGCGGGCGGCGCCTTTATATGTGAACGCCCCAGCCAGGCCGAGTCCATCAAACGGGCCGGCAAGCGTCTCCTGTTTACCCCGGATCCTTATGTCATGGGGTGCGCCGCGGGATGCGCCGCCATGGCGAAATACATGGAATATTTGCGGGGGCGCAGCCACCACCTGCATTTCCAAGCGCAGACCGAGTTTTTAGGCGAATCGTCCGAATGGCTGCTCCAGGCAGTGGAATCGGGGTCCATGAACCTCTTGGACGGCACGAATGTGGGGGTCAAAACCGCCCAACGTGCGCAGATTCTCTTGGAAGATTTGATGGAGGAAGCCCCCCTGGACTTGGTGCCCGGGTGTTACGGGGTCTTTGTGCCCGCCGAACAGGTTCTGTCCCGCAACAAGTACCAATGGCTGGCCTACTTGTCCCCCGAAGAGCTGTACCGGAGTCAATTCATTTTGGCTAAATATTTGGTCCAAGGGCTGTCGGGGGTGTCCGCCGCCTCTGCTGCCGATGCGGTGGGAATCATGGACGTCCAGGTCATGGAAGTCAAATACGTTGTTCCGAGCGTGGGCGGCGTGTAGTGATATAGAAACATGTTGTGAGATATACGTCATATCTAACAACCCGACATCCCATGAAACTCATTTTATTGTCCAAGGCGTTGGAAATTGCCGAGACTCCGAATACCGAGAGCACCCAGATCCACGTCTTTACCCAGTTTTTCATTCATAAAAACGCCACCCGTAACGAGGAAATCCGCTATTGCCTCCAACAGAACCACAACAATCCGTGGGTCGCTCAGATACATTTACTGAATGAGCGCATCTACACCGACGAAGAAATGGGGCTGGCTTCGTCGCACAAGGTGCACCAAGAGGTCATCGGTAAACGCCTGTCGTTTCAATCCGTGTTCCAGTACATTCGCGAACAGAAGCTGACGGGGTATTTTGTGCTGTTGAACGCCGACATCTTCTTGGACGACAGCATCCAGTTGGTCTTGGCCTCCACCATGCACCAGAAAAAGCAGGTGCTGGCCCTCTTGCGGTACGAATTCAACCCGACGACGGCCCCCGTGGACAAGGCGCCCTTGTTCGGCCCACGGTTTGATTCCCAAGATACCTGGATCATGCACTCCAACCACCCTCTGAAAATGGGGCAAGAGAAGCTGTTTGGGTTTGATTTCGGACGGCCCGGCTGTGACAACAAATTCGTCTACCTGATGCGCGTCTTGGGGTACGAAGTGATCAACGATCCCAAGACCATCCGGACGTTTCATTTCCACCGCAGCATCATGCGCGACTATTTCGGCAAAGAGGTGATTCCGCAGCCGTGGGGGGCGGTGGTACCCTACGGCGTCAACACGCTGGCGATTCCTCCCTCCCTGGGCATCAATATCATGGAAGTCTGCAAGACCAGTCAAGGGTTCCAGACCATGATGTTTGACGACCACGTGTTCCTGCATAAATATGTGACCGATAAGCTGGCGGCGGGGCAGCCGTTTATCATTCCACGGGTAGCCGGCATTGAGAACAACTTTGCCGTGTTTGCGCGTATCAAGCAACAGATGGGCGGGGGTGCCCGGCCCGATTTAGACCAATATTTCAACCAGGTGGGTCCCGCCATGAAGACGAATGCGGGGGTCCTGTTGACCACGGGGGCATCCATCATGAAATACTCGGAACTCTACCTGAAGGCGTTTGAGAATTGCGAGATATACTCGGGGTGGGAGGTTCAGGGCGACGTCTACAAGCACATTGCCCAGTCGTACGAGTTCATCCGGAACACGTACGTGGCTAAACGGGGGTTCTGGGCCTTTGCCTTGGACGTGTTTCACTATATCTATGATCCGTACGCATGGACCAAGGCGTTGCGCGGTCACCGCATTTTGATCGTGTCGCCCTTCGTGGACAGCATCCGCGAACGGGTGCCCAAGCGGTCTAAATTGTACGACGGCGTGGATCTGTTCCCGGGATGCATGTTTGAGTATATTGTGCCGCCGATGACCCAAGCCGGCGAGCCGGCCCGGGAATTTGACGTGGAACTGGCCGACTTTTACAAGCGGTTGGACGAACTCAAGGACAAGTACGACGTGGCCTTGGTCAGCTGCGGGGGGTACGGCAACTTGGTGTGCAACTATATCTTTGAGAACCATCGGAAGTCGGCCATCTACGTGGGGGGCGTCTTGCAAATGTACTTTGGGGTGTTGGGGGGCAGATGGCTAAAGGAACGCGCCGACGTGGTCCGTCTGTTCTTGAACGAGCACTGGGGGCGACCCAAGACGTCGGAGCGTCCCCGCAATTCCGAAGCCATTGAGGGGGGCTGTTACTGGTAAATGTCGGCAACCGGCTGCTGGCAACCATGACTAAAATGAAGACAAGAGAGAGACACAGAGACAGATAGACAATAGACACAAGGGCATGTATAGGAGCTCCTATACATGTCATTGGGGGGGTGGGGGTGGGTGTGGGGCGACGCGGTTCAGGTGTTTACTTCTTGGAACGGCGAGTCTTGCGAACCTCCTTCTTCACGTAGCCGAACTTGCCCTTCTCGGCAAAGTAGCCGTGCTTCTCCAGGCGCTTCTCCTTCTTGGCCGTGCGGTGCTTCTTCAAGGAGACAATGCGACCATTCTTGTTGAAAAAGAGATCCTTCTTGGTCAATTCGCCCGAAGTCTTGTAGGCCGTGCCGTTGAACACTTGCTGACGGGAACCGAACAGTTCCTTGTATTTGCGGCCATCCACGCTGTACATGCCGTCTTCTCCACGAACAGGGCGCTTCATGTTGTATGGGGTGATGGTGGGGTGTAATATAATATATCCCTATAAAAAATAGAAATATATCGGGGGTGGTTGCTAGCCATGACCGATGCTCTCAAAACGCACGTCCTGGCCTCCGGCGCGTCCGTCTTCAAAGGAGACACCGGCCTGTACGAACGAGGGTTTGAAGTGGGCGACCGGCCCTTTGTGGCCGATGCGCAGCAACCGGTCTACGTGGCGTTTGACGCGGAATCGGCTAAACAATACGGGGTCGTCTTGGAATTCACCGTATCGGAGCCTTTAGTCTTGGTAGAACTGACGGACGCGGCCACGATGGAGGCGTTGCACGCCTCGGCGCCGGCCGATGTCCAGACGGTACTGGAAGAAAATTTCGGGTACGGGGCGTCGGGAAAACGGGTGTCGGAACATGCGGCGGACAACCGCCTGGCGACCTATTTGTGCAGTATGGGGTACGACGGGTACGCGCTCACCTCGCAGATGGAGACGGAATGGTATGCGTTCCACGAGGAGGCGGCCATCTGCCGTAAACAGGACCAGTTGGTGATCAAGGGTGTCGCGTCGTCCGCCGACGAAATTGCCTACACCCGGATCAACCGGATGGACAAAGAGTCGCGCCGCCAGTCGCTCCGAGAGGCGCGATCGTCCAAGAAGGCGAAGCCGGGACCTGGGTCCTCGGGCCTGTCCGGACTGAGTCAACGGCTTTTTGGGGGACGGAAGCGCACGCGCCGGCAGGGTCGGCAGGCTCGGCAAGCCCGTAAAACGGCCAAGAAGACGGGGTCCAGGCGCCGTTCGGGCTAGATGAGAGGGGCGAGGTGGGGCAGGGGGCAGGGATCCGGCCGTACAAGGTTGCAACAGTACACTTGTACTATTACAGTTGTAATATTACAAAAGTTACAACTGTACTTTTTGTAATTTTGCTGTATTTGCATTTTTTTGTACATTTTGTAATTACAATCGTGGGGGATGGGGGCCGTGGCCGAGGCTCCTATACATGTCTTGTCTTGGGGTTGTGATTACAAGTGCAAGGTATAGGATGTCAACGGGTCCCGGCGTTTAGAAGTGGGTGGGGGCGGGGGTGGGGGCGGGGGTTGGGGGGTGGACATTCTCGGGAGGCGGGCAAATCGTCTTAGTATGTTATACATTGTGTTGTGGTGCGTTTGCTTGCTCACGATGCCTCCTCGTTACTTGTATGACTATTACCCATGGATTGGGTACGGCAGCGGATGCTGCCGCGATTATTGCGGCGGGCCGTATTGGAACCGTTGGTCCGACTACTACGACAGTCCGTTGGCGCTGGCCACCTGGCGCGGGGATCCTTGGGGGTGGGACCGTCCTCCGTGGCGATACTACTAGTTGGGGGCGGGTCGGTGGGGGCGGTGAAAACAGACCCGTGATTTTGTGATTACAGTGTGTAATCACAAAAATGTTACGACAAATGCAGCGACAAATATTTAGATACGAACAATTTCGTTTGATACGGTATATATATAACTCGCTTATATATAACTTGCCATGTCCGCGCCTCCCACGCCCAACCCCACGAATACCACGACGACGAACATCACGCCGCCCTACGGATGGCAGCCGTCGTTCTATCCCCCGCCGATGACGAATTCCAACGACGTGCTGGCGTCCATGCAGAACCAGCACATCAACCAGAACATTTACAGCAGCACGGACAAGCTGGTCGCGGGCATCAATGCTTCCAACCAGTACTTGACGGCGGGCCTGAACAACCTGGGCAAGGAGGTGACGCAGTCGTCCGCCGCGCTTCGCGATGCGGTGGAGCGTGGCAACCTGGTCACCAGCAACGCCATTGAGCGCACGTCGGGGGACATCAAGTTGAACACGACCATCGTGGACGCCGCCAACCGGCAGGCGGCCTCGGACACCGCCCGTGACATTCTCCGGGCGGTGGATTCCCAGGGTTCGGCGGGTCAGGTCACCATGGAGCGCAACGGCGGCAACATCATGACCGCCATTGAGAAGGTGGCGGGCGAGGGTCGGCTCACGACCACCATCACGGACGCGGCGTCGCGCCAGGCCAATTCTGACAATTTCCGTGATGTCTTGGGCTCGGTGGACCGCAACGGGGCCTCCGCCGTCAACACCACGCAGGCCATTGGCTCTACCCTGTTGAGCACGATTGAGCGCGTGGCGGGCGAGGGCCGTGTCACGACCACGGTCACGGACGCGGCGTCCCGCCAGGCGGCGTCGGATTCGGCGCGTGACATCATGGGGGCGGTGGAACGCAACGGAGGCAGCAACGCCAGCTTGGTTCAATCTGCCGCGGCTGCTCTTGGTTCCGCCATTGAGCGTAACGGGGGCGATACCCGTACTGCGATGTTGACGGCCTCTAACTTGACCAACAGCCTCTTGACGGACGTGCGTCATGCGATTATCAACGACGTTAACCGTGGCACCGAGGAATTGTTGGCATCGGGCACCCAGAACTTCAATGTCATGTCAAAGGCCGTGACGGACAGTGCATGGGAGACGCGTAACGCCATGAGCTCAAACATGTTGGAGCAACTCAAAGCATTTAATAATATTCAACAACAATCCGCCCAGAACTACGCCTCCACTCTCTTGGAAGGTCAGAAGTCCACGGCCCTCTTGTCCCTGGATGGCAACAACCACTACGCCTCGCTCATGATGGAGCAGCAAAAGGTCAAGGAGTACCTGTCGTCCAAGGGTGACAGCCACTTCGCCATGAACCAACTGGAGATGCACAAGGTCAAGGAGAGTCTGGCGGCCCAGGCGGCGCATAACTTTTCGTCGCTGCAGCTGGACCAGCACAAGATCAAGGAGTCCATCCAGGCGCAGTTGGCGGATGCGAAATACGACGCCCTCAAGAATACCCAGTTCTTGGCGGATAAGATGTGCGAATGCTGCTGCGAGGTGAAGCAGAAGATTGACCTGGTGGACCGCGACCGCCTGCGCGACGGCCTCAATGTGGAGCGCAACGAGGTCAACATCCTGAAGGTGGCCGAGTTCTTGGACCGCCGGTGGGACCGCCGCGACCACGGCCGTGGTGACTACGGCTACGACCGGCGTGGCGACGACCGTGGACGTGGAGATGACCGCCGTTGAGGGGTTCAGGGACACAGCCACGAACATGACCTGGTTTCCGCCCAGGCCGGTGCCCCCGTAACCGCCCAAGACGACCCGAATGGTCACGACCACGACCATCACGACCATCACCATCACCATCACCACCCGCATGATCATAGTGAGACCGATACTGACGTTGAAACTGACAGCACGTATAGCCACCACAGCCGGCATCGGTATCCCAAACACTATATCGTGATTCGTGGTCCCACGGGCCCACCGGGTCCTCCCGGACAACCGGGCATCCCAGGTAAAAATGGTTCGGACGGTAAAACGGGCCCGACGGGACCCGACGGGAACTCGGGTGACACGGGTGACACCGGACCGACGGGATCCACCGGCGAGGCGGGACCTACTGGCAGCACGGGACCTACTGGCAGCACCGGATCCACCGGTAACACGGGACCTACTGGCAGCACGGGACCGACAGGATCTACTGGCAGCACCGGTAACACGGGACCGACGGGACCTACTGGCAGCACCGGACCTACTGGCAGCACGGGATCTACTGGCGATACGGGATCCACCGGCAGCACGGGACCGACGGGATCTACTGGCAGCACGGGACCGACGGGATCTACTGGCGATACCGGTAACACGGGCGACACGGGACCTACTGGTCAGCGAGGACAGGTTGGATTGCAGGGGATGCGGGGCGCTCCTGGACCCACAGGAGATATAGGATCTACTGGCGATACGGGACCTATGGGACCCACCGGTTCCACGGGCGACATCGGTCCTACCGGTTCCACGGGTTCCACCGGTTCCACTGGCAACACCGGTTCCACTGGCAACACCGGTTCCACTGGCAACACCGGTTCCATAGGTCCCACTGGTCCCACTGGTTCCACGGGCAACACCGGTCCCACGGGTCCACCCAATCCATAAAAAATACCCAACACCTAATACACATGGCTGTGTCCGTAGTCAATTCTATCAGAAAAACAGTTTTCTGATAGCATTCTCCTTGAACTTCAACTTGAATATTTACACGTCATCACTGTATTCCCAAATATAATATAAATATTCTATTTGTATTGTATATACGTGACCATTTGCTTAAAATGCTCCACACCTCTCATCCCCGCATCATACGCTTCTACCAGGACCACTCCGAGCTAGACTTTGAAGAAATGAACCTTACCTTGGTGCATTTCTTGGAAAAAACGGTACTAAATACCCTGAAACCGACTCCCACGTCGGATTCCCTCCTCGCCAACTTGCAATCCAATCTATTGGAGCATGTCACCAGCCAATCCGCCCAAATGAACGACATCAGGCAATCGTTACACACATTGCAAATCAGCCTCACAAGTGTAGAATCATCATGGACCACCCTCAAACAAGACTATCTTAATGAACTTCGGATTATTGTCAATAACAATGCTCGCGACTCGTTGACCGATTTATTGGACCAAGCCAACCAGCAATGGTACGATAAAATCAACCGATTGATCGCTCATATTGAAACGAAGACCCCGTTCTCTGATTTTCTACCGTCCATCCATGATTCTATCCAATCATTCCAACAGACCATGAAAGACGAAACCGAGACCTTGGTACAAAAATTGCTGTCTATTGACAATAATCAGCCATCCGATGATTTCCTAAATCACTTTGAACAAAATACCAAACAACTGTTTCATGGGCTCCAACAGCCGATCTTTGCCTACATCGCGTCCAGCGAAGAGCGCATCCATTCCAACTTGTCCAACCTCAAGAACCTCTCCATGCAAACCCATTCCACCCAAGAAAAGATTGCCAAAGAATGGGGCGATTTCGTGCAGAAACACGCCGCCGCCGCCGCCGCCGCCGCGACCAGCAAACCCGATACGCCTAAATCGGGGGGTGGGGGTGGGGTCGGCGGGGTCGGGTTCGGAAACGAGGTCCAGGGCGGCGGTCGGGCGGGGGCCTTTGTCGCCCCGTTGCAGCGTACTCACTTGCACATCATGTTGAGCCGCATGTACCCCACGTCCGAAGTGTCTAAATTCGCGACGGAACACAGCGGGGCCGGACTTTTGCCCCCTGCCTCGCGTTTGTGCTCCAATACGTATGTTCTGAAACGCAGCGATTCGCCCACCATTTTATGTGAGAGCCGGAACGACGAAACCAACGTGGACGCCGTAGACATTGCTAAATTCGTGGACCTGATTAAAATGAACAATGTCAACGGTATTCTCATGTCCCAAAACAGCGGGTTCAACGGCAAACCCAACTACCACATTGAATGTCACGACAAGCATTTGCTCGTCTTTGTCCACAACATGGAGAACAGCCCCGACAAACTGCGTCCCGCCATTGATATCATTGATCAGTTGTCCATGCGTATCAAGCAGTACACCGCCACCTTTCACAAGGACGGCGACGAAGCGTGCATGGAATGGATTGAAAAGGACGTGCTCCACGCCATCAACCAAGAGTATCAACTGTTTATTTCCCAGAAGAGCGCCATCATACAGAACCTGCGCGAAAGCCAACGGAAGGTGATTTCCCAAATTGAGGAATTCCAGTTCCCCTCCCTGGACAAGTACTTGTCGTCTAAATACACGGCCCCCATTCCCAAGAACGGGCATCGCTGCGACCTGTGCAAAAACTTCAATGCGAACAACCTGAAGGCGCTGGCGGCGCACAAACGGGGATGTATACGCAAAATGCGGTCGGGCAGCGGGGGCACGGACGGGGCCACCAGCCCAAGACTCTTGACAGATTCACCGGGTCCTTACGACTCGGGCCGACGGGGGACCGAGGGTGACATTTCTTTCACCACGGTCTCGTCGTATTCGGCGTCGTCGTCCCCGTCGCCCTCGCCGTCCCCGTCGCCCTCGTCGTCGTCCATCACCCTGAGCGGGGCGGTAGGGGGGCGAAGTTTTTACACGGACAACACGGGGGCCACCTACACGTATTTGGGTAGCGGGGACGACCAAGACGTCTCGTTGACCCAGTTTCGCCCGGTGACGTCACCGATTCCCGACAATTTCCGATTGAACAATGTACCTACCCATCTCCTTTACCCGGTGGAGTCAGAGCAATAGGGCCGTGGATCGTGGACGCCATGGCCCGACCGGTTACAACAGTAATCACAGCCGGTACAACACCACCCGAAAACCCACTCACACGTGAATCCGGTTTTGGTATTTACTTAGATTATACGGTATCCACCTCACATGGACCTGTCTGCCGTGACCACCGATGTCTCAAGTACCGTACCCATTCCCCCCGTCCCAGCCCCAGACATTTCCAACGCCACCCCCAACCCCCATCCTTCCGTCATATATCAACACCATCACTACTATTACATACTTCCCAAATCCCTCCCCCCATCCGTTGACACATCTTCATCAGTATTACCCCACCTTCATCCCACCGCCTTATACGGAGCTACCAAGTACCTCCAAGGGCCTGACGTTTCGGCGGGGGAATTCGCCGGGTCCCCTTGGCCGTGGTGGTCCGAGACCTACGACCCCTCCCATACCGATTTCATCCCCCCGTCCTCTTCCGACATCGTGGGCCCCCCGCCCCCCTTACCCACGCCCACCCCCTACGGGTACTATGACGCGTCCCACCAGTTTCACCATCCCATCCTACACCCCCTCTATCCGTCCTACCTCTACCCCTACTACTTCCCCTACTACCAGCATTCCCCCACCCTCCCGGACACGCCGGTAGACTCCTGGGACAATTACGACGTGTCCTGCGTCACCTACGACATTAGCAGCGACCACTTTCATCTGCATTCTACGGTAAAGATGTGGACCCCCTATCCGGACATCTCGTACACGGTCCCCCTGCGTCGCCGGTACAGCGTCGCTTGGGACATTAACGATTTTGACGGCAACTTTTGAGGGCCACCGGCACGTCCTGGTGATTACACTTGTAATGCATGTATAAGAGCTTTCTGTGGTGCCTCGTCGTGTTTAGTATTGCAGTGAAAGTGGTGCGACAAAAAATGGGCACGGCACAGGATACTAGCACATGATATAACACATGCCGTCGCCGCCCTCCACGCCGAGACCCCGCGGCACCGATGCCAGTAGAAACCCCCTACCGCCCGCGACCGACCTGAGCAGCAGCTCGGTCACGGACATTAGCGGAACGGGGTACGACATTCTCACCACCACCGTCGTCACCGACACCAGTTTCATCATCCAGACTGTCTTTACGAGCAGCGACCCCTCTGGGGTCGTAGACATTACCGAAAATCTCACCGAAAACGTCACCATGTATGTGGACGACGTGGATCCCAGCGGACAAAACACGGTCCTCATCCAACAAATACGTGACTACGCTTCCCAAATCAACTGCGACTCTTTTCATGGTAAGGGAACCGTGGACGATTACGCCGTCCTCTTCCAGGCGGCCTCCAACATTGCCAACGAGACGGCCCAGATGCAGCTCAACGTGGACGTGGACGGATTCAACGCCTTTGCGGTCGCCGCCGACGAACTCAGCACACTTTTCCAGAGTTTCACGGTGAAACTGCAATCGGTCAACATCATCAACGACACCGCCTTTTTGTCGGCCATTGCCCACGCCTTGGGGCGCATCGTCCACTTGTCCAACGTGTTTGGCAAATTCAAAGAGACCATTTTGCAAACCAGCACCATCAAAATTCCTAAATCCACGTACGATACCCGCGTGGTCTTGGAAGGCGTCATGGGGGAAATCGCCTGTGCCATGGATCACATACAGTACTTTGTAGACCCCAGTTCCTGCAGCACGGTCCTCACCGACGCCGAATTGACGCCGGTGGAAAAGAACATCATTCAACAGGCGGTCCACACCATTGACCAGTGGAACGTGATTTGCCAACAGGGGGTCACCATTGCGATGGGCAACGACCCCGATGTCCAGTATATTTCCCAGGCCAATGCTCAAATACAATTGTCTACTGCATCGTTGCAGCAGGCCACCAGCACCTTGCGCAACAAAATCGCCGCGTGGATTCCTTGATTGTGTCCTGGACCTCTGTTTGCCCCCCACATGTCAATACGACAACCCGATAACCCGATAACCCGACATCATGCCTTCATGTCGTCGGGCTTATGGGAGGAGGCGGGTACATGGTTCACCATAAAAAATGACTAAATTCTACGCGAGGAGGGGGAGGTCGGGGTCAATTCTGGCTTCATTCATGGAGCAGAAAAAACAGGTGAGTGTTTTCATTCAAAGCAATATAAAAAAACGAGGTATAATAGGTTATATATCCCCATACCATGGTGAGAGCGACTAAGCAAACTACCCCCACTCCTACTCCCGCGCCGGTGGCGGCTGCCGCCGCCCCCGTGAAGAAGGCGGCTTCTACCAAGAAGGCCGCCGCCCCTGCCGCTGCCCCTGCTGCTGAGAACAAGGCGGAGGAGCCGGCGGGCGACGTCGCCGCGGCCCCGGCGGCCGACGAGGTGCCCGGCGAGGACCTCGTTGAGCTGCTGACGGCGTTCGGCAACAAGATCAACCAGGGCTACACGTTCTTCGCGGGCCTCAAGACCCAGTTCAAGACCCTGCAGAAGGCAGTCCTGAAGGCCCACAAGACGGCCCAGAAGGTGTCCAACCGCAAGAACCGTCGCTCGGGCAACCGCAAGCCGTCGGGCTTTGTGCGCCCGGCCCTCATCAGCGACGAGCTGGCGGCTTTCCTCGGCAAGCCGGCGGGCACGGAGATGGCGAGAACCGACGTGAGCAAGGAGATCAACAACTACATCCGCAACAACAAGTTGCAGGACGAGAAGAACGGTCGCCAGATCAACGCGGACGCCAAGCTCTCGGCGCTCCTCAAGCTCCAGGGTGAGGACAGCCTCACGTACTTCAACCTCCAGCGCTACATGAAGCACCACTTCGTGAAGCCCGCGACCCCGGCCGTCGCCACCGCCTAAACTGGTGCACTGGCGCACGTGCAAAACACGCATAAAAAAGGAGGCCCGAGGAACCGTAAGTTCCCATAAAGAAGGGAGGCATGTGCAAAACATCCATAAAGAAAGGGAGGGCATATGAAAACCCCATAAAGAAAGGGAGGGCATATGGGTCAGACCCGCCCGCTTTGCGTGGCGGGTCAACCTTGGCCACCGCAGGTGGCCCGAGGAACCGTAGGTTCCCATACCCGTAGGTTCCCATAGTCTAGAAACAAACATATATAAACATATTATGCAATGTAGTATAGTAGATTGCATAATATAATAGTGCCATGGCCACCTTTTATTACCTCATGGAGAAGGTATTGTTACACGACATGGGGTACGACCGAACCATGGTTTTGCCCCAATTGGGACACGAACGCCGGGCCCATGCTGCCGCTTCCGCAGAAGCGGCAGGAGCCACCAAACGGCTGTGTCCGTTTGCAAACGAGGAAGCCCCTCCTGCCGTCACGCAGACGACGACAAACACCGTGATTCAAGACGAATCGGATGAAACTCGGCCCAGTGATGATACGGACGATCATTCGGATTCGTGGTTGGACGAGGACGAGGACGAGGACGACGAGAGTGATACGGGTGTGAACCATCCGATGGATACCGACCAACTTCCGGAGATACCCCCAAATCGCGCAGTCGGTGCTGGTGCCGGGCGAGCACGGACCCGACGACCGCGATTTGCGCGGGTATATTCGCGCCATCATCGTCCAGCGCCGCCCAGACCTCCGCCCGTGGCCCCGTCGCGTTCCTACCTCGCGATACCGTGGGTTCCCGAATTTCACCAGAGAAAGGACGCCGAAAACAATTCCTGCAAATTCAATACCAATGCGTGTGTTCAGCGCAACCAGTATTTTATTGAAATATACAATTTAATGTACAAGACGACGTTTACCACGCTACCGTTTGCCGGTGCCGACCACGACGCCAACCATGCCCCCGGCGACGTGGATTTTTATTCTCGGTGTTTCTACCAACAGGCCTTTTACGGGATGACCCACGTGTACAGCAAATACTGTCATTGTCAGCTCAAATACTCGCGTTTTGATTTTTTGACGTACACGTATTTCAACATTTTCAACCAGCGGTACCAGGCCAACTATATGAGGCTGTTCTATCTGACCCAGAAAATGTACCGCGGGTTTACGCAGTTGGCGCGTCTCTACAAGTACCGCCGGGCCAACGTGTTCAATACGTGCGATCTGGTCATGAACGATTTCTCCCGGGAGGCGCTGGCGTATCCCCGCCGATGGACCGACGACAACCCGCGCGTGTGGTCCGTGTTGCAGAACAAGACGTTGTTTTTCTTCAGTCAGCGCGATCTGTGTCAGGCGTGGAATTCGGCGTTGAGCAACATGCCTTATTTCATTCAGGACCCCCTGGCCCTGAAGAATCCGTACAACAATGTGCCGTTTCATCACGGGGATTTGCACAATATCTGGCTGTTTTTGCGGCAGGGCAGCATGAAAATACCGCGTCTGATTTACTATTTTCATCGGTGCAACTTTTGTCTCAAGTTGTTTGCGGAACGACACGGCGACGACATTCGGGAAGTGGGGTTTTTGAATTTTGTGAACAACGAAACCCCGCGGTTGATGATGGAGTGCATAGATGACATGGTAGAAGACCATGCGGAATGGATCAAAATTGACCCGGATTTCCCGAGGGACCGGCTTATGGAGGTCATGCGGCCCTATGTGTACTTGTTCTTGTGTGTGAGATACAATACTAAAAACCGCAACAAAAACAAGCAGCTGCTGCGCAAACTGTTATTGAAATTCCACATGGTGAGTCCGACGTTTGGACGCAAACTGGTGACGACCTCGCGGAATATTTTTGGGAAGAAGACGGAAGGTCCGCCGAAGATTCACTTTATTGACAATGCGCCCAAGTTGACGCTGAGGCAGGTGGCCGAATAATTACGGGTATGGGAACCTACGGTTCCCATATGCCCTCCCTCTCTTTGGTGTATCTTTATGGGAACCGGAAGGAGATATTTTGTGGTTACCAAAGGAAGGGAGGGCCTGCGGGAACCCTGGGGTTCCCGCAAAAATTGATTTGCCAATTTCCAAGAATAAAACAAACATCACCCTTGAAACCAACACACCATGTACGGCACCACCCCCTGCTTCGCTCCTCGCACCGCGCCCATGTCCGTGTTCATCCCGCACGTGGACATTGCCTTCTCCTTTGAGATGATTGCGTACCAATTTGAAACCGTGTTTGAAATTGGTACAGTGGACCGTATTGAGGCGGTCCGCAAGACCCACCAAACCAACGGACATGCATACTTTGCCTGCTACGTCTACTTCTCCAAGTGGGGCAACGGGTACTACGCCCAGTACCTGCGCAACCAGTTGATGGCCAACGCCCAGACCCGCATGTACATTCAGCCCAACCTCTACTGGAAGGTCTGCAACAACACCAGCATGGTGCACGAAGAAAACATCCCGTTCCCCAAGCACATCTCTCTCCTCATGATGTCCAACACCCCCAACAGCTTGATGAACGCCATGGAAGCCTTTGCGGAAATGGACCTTGGCCAGGTCAACGCCAAGTTTTCCGAGTATGTGGACGATGTGCCGTTGGTGGCGACCCACGCCGTGACCAACGCCTATTTGAACATGTACGATTCGGACAACCGTGAAGAGTACCAAGACGCCGGGTTCATTCAAACCATGGAACACCCGCGCGAAGTCGCCGTCATCCATCTGGACTTTTGGAACCACAGCAAGGCCGCCTACGAATTCCAGCGCGCACTGGAAACCACCGGCGCCATGAACTACGGCGGCTTCGGCGACGAGACGGTGCGCATGGTGTTTGTGCCTTACCCGGAAGTGGCCACGTCGGGCATCCATCCCTTCATCTGGCGCGCTCCTTCCCGCGATATCAAGTTTGTGGAGACGAACGCGAACCCGGTCGGCGCGATTCTTGTGTAAGCATTGTATCATAGTGTGATTATAGTAGTGTCCTTGTGTTGTGTTGTTCCCTGTAACTGTAATAAAAAAACACATAAAACCATGGTGTTTTTTTTCTTATACCCATGTCGCTCAACGCCATAGATGAAAATGCCCCTGTGGTCCCCGACCTCTCCGAAAATGCTCCTATACCTTCCTTGGACACGGGGGAGTTGGCGGCCGAGACGGTGGCCGAGGGTGTCAACATTTCGCGCACGGACGACATTCTCCAGCGCATCCACGACTACGTTGAGACGGTCCGGCCCAAACTCTGCATCCTGACGCCCTGTTACGGGAGCATGTGCCACGTCAACTACCTCCAGGCCCTGATGGCGACGCTGGACCTGTTCCGCTCGTTCCAATTCCCCGTCACCGTGGAATTCTGCAAAGGCGACAGCATGATCACGCGCGCCCGGAACAATCTGGTCGCAAAGGCCATGGCCGACCCCGCCGTGACCCACCTCATGTTCATTGACAGCGACCTCATCTGGAACCCGATGGACATTCTCAAAATGGTCGTCGCGGACCGCGGGGTGGTGGGCGGCGTCTATCCCCTCAAAAAATACCACTGGGACCGTATGGTGCCCCGGGCCCGGGACGCCTCGGGCGCGGTGACGACGGCGGGACCCGGGCCCATCCCCGAATGGCTCAATAAACGCGCCACGACCGAACTGCGCCACGTCGTGGACGAGCACGGCATGATACAGTCGCGTCTGCTCAATTACAATGTCAACTATTGGAGCCACCAACTGCAAATAGACAATAATTTGGCAGAAGTCCGGCACGTGCCCACCGGCTTCATGCTCATGCAGCGGAGCACGATAGAAACCCTATTCAAACACCATCCCGAGACCAAGTACCAGGACGACGTGGGATTCCTAAATGCCGCCGAACAGGCGTTTGCCTACGCCCTCTTTGACGGGGGGGTGCGCGACGGGCACTATTTCTCGGAGGACTGGCTCTTCTGTGACCGGTGGAACCAGACCGGTCACAAGGTCTGGATAGACGTCAGTGTGACGTTGACCCATTCCGGCATGGAAGATTATCGCGGGTCCTACCTGGCGTCGTTGATGTGAGCGTGAGGGACGCCTCCCAGTCGTCCGAAATTCGGCTAAACCACCGCGGCGAAGTGGGAATAGCTGGCGCTGGCACGCCGTGTTCAAACCCGAGGGTGGCCGATAAATCGGCTACACGCGCGGGGTGCGCGGGGCGCGCGGTCGCAAACCCCCAGGACAAGCATAAAAAAACCAGACAGCACATCCCCATATGTAATATGTCATGGCCAAGAACGGAGGGAGGTGACGGTGACGGTGGAGGTGGAGACGGATTCACTCTATGTTGAACAGCTCATATACATGCAACAGTTTGGGGTAATCCTGGATGTACTTCGTGTATTTGAGCAACCACACGTAAAAGTCCATCTGCGGTGCCCCGGATTTAGGCGGCGGGTGGCCGTGGGCGGTGATACGGCTTTCCCACCGCTTGGTCGCCGCCAAATGTTTCTTGTACTCGTAGTACCACTTCATGGTTTCGTGCAGGCTGACGTTGGTATCCATGTTGTAGTCCGTGCCCGAGAGCACCATGATTTGCCTAAAGAGGGTCATGTCCATTTTCAAATCCTGCAGAATCTGGGCCATGTGGTACAACGTGACCGTATGGTTGGACAGCGTCAGGTCCCGCAACACGCGTTCGGTGCCGTACACGAACATGTCCATGTCATTGCTGAGACAGGCCCAGGCCCGGCCCGTTTTCACGTACCGCACGCAGAGCTCGTCGGATTCCCCCGGGGCGTCCACATACTCCACGCTGTGTTCGCGCAGGATGGCTTTGACCGACTGCACGTGTTCTTGGTCCACCTTGATAAACTGTTTTTTGAGACACGACAATTGCGATTCCAGTTCCGCGGTACTGTCTAAACCGGCCTCCAGTTGCTGGATGATTTCGGTGTATTTGACCTCGGCCTCTTGCTTCTTTTCCCGCCGTTGCCGCAACAGTTGGCGCTTTTCTTGGGGCGGTTTCCCGTCAAACACGAAAATGGGCACGATCTTGTAGTGCAGAAGCGTCGTCACCATCGCGTTCATCTTTTCGTAGAGCTGGTCTTCGCCCAAGAAGGTGTACAAATAAATGTACGTGTCTATGACGATGGTTTTGTGGGCCAGTTTCTGCAGCGATATGCGCTGGATGGTCGTTTTCTTGCATTTATGGTTGAGAAACCGATTCAAATGCTTGATACCCATCTTGAATGATGTCACGTTTAGGCGTTTTACGTGATATCATTTTGAACGTGCCTGGCTATTTCAATTTTTCATGGCTTGGGACGGGGTAGGATGATCGCCCGACGTTGGCACGGTCGGGTCCAGAGGACCCACGTTGAACAGCGCCGATTTATGGCGCGACGACCGCTTCTCCAAAGTGTCCCTGGAAGGTTTGCCGTGCGTCAAAAACAGGGACTGGTGCACGGACTGGTGCACGGACCGACCCTGCGAACCGGTTCTGGACGGTGGGCGCAGGATGGATCGGTCTTTCTGTCTCACCTGTTGGACGATGCGGTTGATTATAGACTTTTCACTGTTATTCAAATAAACCACTTCCGAGACATTGGACGCGTTTGACAGTTTGGGGTAACGGAGATGGGCGGACGCTTCCTTCAGATGATGGGCTGACGCTTCCCTCAGATGATGGGCTGACGCTTCCTTCAGATGGCCATTGGAGACTCTAAATGTTCTTGCCATCGTTCCCTGGCCTTCTTCACACTGTTCCAAGGGGTCGGGGTCTTGGGCTTCGTCCTTTTCGTCCCTTTCATGAGGAGGGGGGGTCTTGCGATGGAACGAGGTAGGGGCATCGTCCGGCGGGTGTCTCCTGACGCTGTTCCGACGATCCGTCTCTTGAACGCGTGGTTGCATTTGCATCACACTGGTCTGTCGGCCATGTTTGCGCGAAGCCGTGTCGCCGTCTTTGGAATCGTCGTTGCCAACGTTGCCAACATTAGCAACATTATTGTAGTAAAACGGTTCGTTGTCTATGGACAGCGGCGAGTCATTTTCGTCAAGTTCTTCCGGTTTCACCCGGCGCGCCAGCCTTTTCAAGAAATTCACGTCCAAGGTGAGGGTTTTTTTATGAGAATGTCGGTGGCGACGTCTCAAGATTCTCCATATCACGTTCTTGGGGGAGGATGGACTGGAGTCACTGATGGCCTGCTCCAATTTGGACTGAAATTCGTTCGGCAGCGGCGTGAGTTCATCTATGATCCGGCACTCCATCAAATGCGAGTTCTCTATGAGTTTGGAATAGACCCCGAATTTCTCTTCCAAATACGCCATCCCGTTGCCGTTGCGATGCGAATAGTCCAAGAGCAGCGTCTTTTGGATCTCAATGGACAATAGATACAGCTCCTTGGAATGGACCAGTTCGTTTTCCATCTTGGTACTGATGGCCAAGAAAAGCTCCAGGGACCCGATCAGGCTCACCACCATGGAAATGATGGAGCATATTTCGCTAATCACCAATTGTGTTAAATAGGGCGACAATCCAATACCCAACACGGAACCCACCGCCGAGAATACAATGACCGGAACACGAAACCACTTTACGTAGGACGCCATGATAAAATAGGTCTTCTTGTGTTCGTTGGACAGTTTGATGGAATTGACCCGGATCTTGTCCAATACTTCATTCACATCGTTGGTCCAGCCATTCGCATCCGTGTCTCGTTCAGCGGGACCATCATGCTTCATCCAGGTGTCAATGCAATGGGACGGTAGGAATAGGCGTGGATGTGGGCGTGGATGTGGGCGCGGGGGGTTTTAACCCCTATTTATACTATATGAGCATAGATAAAAAACGCGCATATTGTACGCGCCATGCACCGTTATGAACAATGTCAACGCTGGGGCGGTCCACCTCCCTCCCTGCATGCCAAGACGTGGCGGCGTTCTTGGGCCTATTTAGAACCCATTCTGGACGAGATTGCCGCGAGCTGCCGTGTCGCCAAGGACCACGGGGTGGTTTGGCGCGACGCCGACCCGTCCACGGTGGCCGTTTCCGAACATTACGCGGAGATGGTTCCCGCGGCCGTTCGCGAGCACATTGCCGCGGCCCCCGCGGGGGGCGTACGCAAACACGTGGAAACCACGTTGCCGTCGGGGCGTCACGTGCGCCTGGCGATTTGGGGAGCTCATATACATGCCTTGGGGGACATTCACGACGTGTTGGACCGGGCGGCGGCCTGGTTCCATTTCATTGATGGCAAAGCAAAGGCGGGCGGGGGGTCTGCGTGTTCCCAGACCCTCCATGTGCACCTGTTCTTGACGGAGTTGACCAAGATATTGCCGTCGGTTGGGGGGACGGGGGTGCCCTTGGCGACGCAGCACGTCAACAGCGCCTTCACGTTCAGCTGCCGCAAGAACAACGAAATGTATATTTTCCGTCGCGAAGAATGGTGGAAGGTGCTGATGCACGAGAGTCTGCATGCCTTGGGGCTGGACTTTTCGTGGACGTTGGACTCCCTGTCGCCTCGGGAGGTGGGGGGTGGTGGGGGTGGGGGTGGGGGTGGTGAGGCGGGGTCTCTGGTGCCGTTTCCCGGGGTGACCGCATGGTTCGCTTACGAGGCGTGGACGGAATTCTGGGCCGAAGTCTTGGTGCTCCTATACCAGATTGTATGGATACCGGGAGGGGGAGGGGGGAGCGGGGCGAGGGGAGCCCGGGAACTCTTGGTCCACCACGGACTCTTTTACGAATCGGTCTGGTCCCGATTGCAATGTACCAAGGTATTGCGCCACGCAGGAATCACCTACGACGCCCTGCGCACGGGGGGCGGCACGTTGCCCGAAAGCGAATCCCCCGTGTTTGCCTATTATGTCTTGAAATGCCTGCTGATGACCCGCATGGACGCGTTTTTAGCCTGGTGTCGCGCGCACGACGGACCTTGGGGCACGTTTTCCAAGAAGGAAACGGTGCAAAACCACATGGCGGCGTTTACAGAGTTCTTGGTCGCGGCGGCCCAAGATCCGGCGGTGGTGCACGGATTGACGGTGTTGGAACAACGCACCGCAGGGATGGAGCTGGGCGACGAGCTGCGCATGTCCTTATGGGGTGGTCCTTGAAAAACACACATAAAATGGTCGGAGTACGTATACCCAATAGTATATTAGGCGATTGATACGCGTATCCTAATAAAAATGGCACAAATGGCACGAAGGGAACCCATGGAACGAACGGAACGAACGAACCGATTGATTCTCCCAAGAGGGTGGCAACGCACCGCGACGATAATCTTGGGGTGGATCGCCGTCGTTCAGGGATGGATGCCTAACAAGGGGGTGGTGAAGGGGGTGGTCCCGGCCAGCCTACTTTCCTCGTGGACCTGCGTCGGGATCCACCGTCACATGGACGAGACGGTGCCGCACCGTGTCCAGGTCGGCGACATGCCGCTGGTCCTGTGGCGCGACCCTGGCACGGACACCTGGTTGTCCACCGTCAACGTATGCAAACACATGGGCTCGCGGCTGGACCTGGGCAAAATCACCGACCAGGGCCGCATCAAGTGTCCTTACCACGGCCTGGAATTCGGCGCGGAAGACCAGTTCGGTCAGGTCATGGTCCACGAAGGCAAACTGTTTTGGTCCCACGATCCTACGGAACCTGCGCCGCCCCGGATCCCGTTTTACCACCACAAGGACTACGTGACGTCGCATCTGGAACTGGACATGGACGCGTCCCTCACGGACTGCGCCTACAACTCCATGGACGTCCACCACCCCGAATTCGTGCACCGTATGGGGTTCGGCAGCAGCGTTCCCCCCACCAATCTGCGCCATTACCGCTACACGGACCGCGACCACCGGCTGCACCGGGTGGGTCTATCCTTTGACTACCAATCCAACGCCTTTATGCAAATGTTGAACCGGAACCACGACGTTACCCACAACTTTCACATGTACCTGTACCCGTCGTTCACCTGGTCCCGCGTGTCGTTCCAAACCAACCACTTGATCGTTGCGCTCAACTTGTGCCCGTTGGCCCCCGACAAGACCCGGTGGTATGTGACCTTGTGCCACAATTACTATACGTCGTCCTTGGGTAAGGAAATGATGAAAATGCTGGCCCTGACCATCATGAACCAAGATCACAGTCAAATGCACTTGCAGGCGGCGGAGGGCCCCATCAAGCACGCCGTCACCTTTCGCCGGGTCTTGGACAAGGAGGACTCGGTGTGGTGGGTACGCGAGATGATGAAGCAGTACCAGTACCCCGATGTCAATGTATGTGAGCAAGTCCTACGCCACCATTACCGGGACCGCGCCGAACGGTGAGGTGGTGTGCCCGCGACGATCTGAATTATATGGGACGATATTCTATATGATTCGTAACATCTATTAGACGCCCATGAAAACTTCCCGTTTGATCCTATACATTGTGTTGTGTGTGGCCTTGGGGGTGGCCCTGGGCATTCTGTGCTGGGCGGAATCGTCTCTTCGTGGGGCGGCGGCGGCCGCGGCCGCGGCGCGTGAGGGATTCCAGACCCAAGATACGGAACTCACGGCGCCGTTTATCATTCTTTACGACCAAGAACCGGAGAAGGCGTTGCCGGTGGCCGACACGGCGTCCAGCGCCATTCCCAAGACAATATGGACGTTTTGGGAAGGCCCGGAGAACCGGGTGGTGTCCTACTGCATAGACTCTTGGAAATACTACAACCCGGACTACGAGGTGGTTGTCCTGAACAAGGCCAACTATCGCCAGTACGTGGGGGCCGGCATTGCCGGCAAGACCGACGTGGACGCCCTGCGCCATTCGGGCGACGGTCTGGCACGGTATTCCGACTATGTCCGGTGCATGGTGCTGTCTACCCACGGCGGCATCTGGATAGATTCGTCCATCATTTGTCACGCCCCGCTAGCGTGGGTGCACGCCTACCAACAGCGGACCGGCGCGGAGTTCGTGGGCTACTATATTCACAAGGGGACCTACGCCGAGTTCCGCGCCTACAGCCCCATGATTGAGAACTGGTTCTTCGCCTGCGTCCCGGGGTGCACATTCATGCGCGACTGGTCCACGGAATTCTTCAAGACCGACGACTTTGCCCGCATTGACGACTATTTAGACAGTGTGCGGGCGGCGGGGACCCATTTCAACAACATGCCCAACATCGGGTCGCCGGACTATTTGACCATGCACATTGCCGGGCAGCACGTGTTGCAACGCGCCAAGGACGCGCCTAAATACCGCCTGTGTCTCTTCTCCGCCTGCGACGGCCCGTTCAAGTACCTGCACGACGTGGACTGGGACGTGGCCACGGCAGTGAACCGTCTGATGTCCGAACCGACCCGGTCCGAGTATTTCGGATGCACCCTGGTCAAGCTCCGGTCCATTGAACGCAATACTTTGGAACAGTACGACGACGCTCAGAAACGTCGCGCATTTTCCAATTTAGCGTAATTTAGCCCAATATAGTAGAAGCAGCCAGTGCCGACGCCGACGTCCTATACTTTACTTGCCATGGCCAACGGAAGAATGCATGCACATGCAATGTTGGCGCTCAAAATCGGCTTGTTGATCATGGTGGTCGCCATATGGTGGTTCATGCGTCACGGTGCGGAGGCCAGACGCACGTTCTTTCCCGAAGGCTTTCGCGGGGCGGAGACCGAGGACGCCGGGGGGTCGTGGGCCGTGGACGGAAACGACATTCCTGGTCCTCGGAAACGGGTCATCTATACCAACGACGTGGAACGGGCCGAATTCACTTTCACGGCGGACGCGACGGCCCCCCACACAAGCCGGATTCCCAACGTGATCTGGATGTTCTGGGAAGGGCCGATGAATTCGGTAGTGGAATACTGCATAGATTCTTGGAAACACTATCATCCGGACTACCGCGTGGTGGTGCTGAACAAGACCAATTGCGCCGACTATCTGGACATGGACATCCACGGACTGCGTCACGCCAACGAGAGCATCACCCGGTTTGCCGACTTTTTGCGGTGCCTGGTTCTGTCTAAATACGGCGGGTTCTGGGTGGACGCGTCCATCATTTGCCACGCCCCCTTGACGTGGGTCCACGCGGTCCAGCGCACCTTTGGGGTGGAAACGGTGGGGTATTACCACGGCAGCACCTCCGACCTGCTGTTGTCCTACAGTCCCATCATTGAAAACTGGTTTTTCGCGTGCGTGCCCGGGTCGGCGTTCATGCACGACTGGTGCGCGGAATTCTTGCGGTTCAACGAGTACGAGACCGTGGAACAGTATTTGGTCAGTCTGCGCGACGAGGACAAGGTGCAATTCGTGAACCTGCACTACTTGGAGTATTTGACCATGCATGCCTCGGCCCAGAAGGTGTTCCAGACGCACCGCGACGCGTACCACATTTACCTGTTTTGCGCCAACTGCGGCCCGTTCCGGTATTTAGACGAAGTCGGTTGGGGCGACACGAAGCGGGCCGTGGACCTCATTACCGACCCCGCCACCCGTCTCAACTACCAGAAATATACCATGGTCAAGTTGTGCAACGACCAGCGCCGGGAGATGATCACCCGCGACGACGCCACCATTCGGCGGGCATTTTCCCATCTGTGAGGGGGAGAGAGCGGAGAGAGCGGAGAGAGTGGAGGAGGAGAGAACATGATAGTATGTGTATCGCATGCTATCATGACAAGGGGGCGGGGGATCCTAGAGTTGGCAATCGTCCGACCCGCACTCGTGGTCACACGGAATGCCGTCGTCGCAGCAGCGGGAGGCGGACCCGGGGTCCCGCAGCAGGCGGTGCGCGTCCTGCACCAAGGCGGTCCACGCGTCGCGATCAATCGTCATGTTGTCCATGAGAGGAGGCACCAGGCGCATCAACACGTCTCGGTCATTGCGCAGCGTGGTGAGGGTGCGGTGGTAAGCCTCCTTGACAATGTCGTTCGCCTCGCGGTCAATCATTTCCTGGGTATAGTCCGAGTATTTAGCCGCAAAGGACTGGCTCGGACCCTTGTAGAAGACGTTCAGTTCGGCTCCCATACCGTATTTCTCAATCATGTCCGAGGCCAGGGAGTTGGCCTGCCGCAAATCCATCGTCGCCCCCACGGAGACGTTCTCCGCGCCGTAAAAGAGCTCCTCGGCCGCCTTGCCCCCCAGGGCCACCATGATGCGTTTGACCAGCATGTCCCGGGTGTACAGACCCCCCTCCACCAGTTCCTCCTTTTCGCTAAACAGGGTGAATCCCCCCGTCCCCGAATACGAGGCCTGGATGGACACCTTCTGCAGGTCAAACAGGTCCGAATGCACGTGCGCCATCCACGCATGTCCCAGCTCGTGGATGGCCACCCGGCACCGGATCGCGTCGCTGCGGTCGTCCACCGTCTTTTTGATCCCCAAGAGCTGCTTCTCCCAGGCCGCGTAGAGGGCGGCCTCCGTCATCGTCGTCTCCCCCTGACGCGCCAACTGGATTTTCGCCTCGTTGACCAGGTTGCGCAGGTCGGCCCCGGACGACCCCACCGTGAATTTAGCCCACTTTTTGACGTCCAGCGTGGTACCGTTGGAGGTGGGGCCGGAAGCGGCCTCCCGCAAGTAGAGATCCAATATCTGTTGCCGGGACCGCATGTCCGGCAGGGGAATGCTCACGATCCGGTCAAACCGCCCCGGACGCAACAGAGCCGGGTCCAAAATGTCCCGCCGGTTGGTCGCCGCCAGCACCAAGATCCCCGTGTTGTTCTTGAACCCGTCCATCTCGGCCAGCAGCTGGTTGAGCGTCTGGTCCTTTTCGTCGTTGCCGCTCGTCATGGGGCCGTCGCCCCCGTTCCGCCGCTTGCCCACGGCATCTATTTCGTCAATGAAAATCACACAGGGGGACTGTTTCCGCGCGTCGTCAAACAGGGTACGCACCCGCAGAGCGCCCAAACCCACATACATTTCAATGAATTCCGACCCCGACATTTCAATGAACGCGGCGTCGGCCTCGTTCGCAATCGCCTTGGCCAACAGGGTCTTGCCGGTGCCCGGGGGACCGTCCATCAAAATGCCCCGGGGGATCTTGGCGCCGACCCGTTCATACGCGGTATTGTTCTTCAGAAACGTGACAATCTCGCTGCATTCCGCCAGCACTTCCGGCGACCCCGCCCAGTCGTGGAAGGTCACATTTTCCGCAGGTTTAGATGGTTTAGGGGAGGAAGCCATGGAAAACGGTCCAAACGGGCCAAACCCCGGTGTGTTGTCGCGGTCGCCGTTTCTAGAGCGCGGCATCTGCCGAAAAAGCATAAACACGTTGCGCAAGACGTTCCAAGCAATGAGCCCGTAGACGATCATGAAGAAGGCGTCCATGGGCCCCGGAGCCGGCGGGGCCGGGGCCGCGGGCACCGACGGCACCGAGATGAACACCGGATCCAGACCGTTCTTGATGGACGCATCCACCAGCTTGGTCGTGATATACGGCGTAATGTCCGTGTTGTACACGTAGACGGTGTCGGTGCCCGCCTCGGGATCGCTGCTCGCCTCCTTACCCTGGGTGTACACCGTGTTGCCCACGAAATAGATCTGGTCAAAATCGTTCTGTTCTATCCCGTTCAGGAGCCCCTTCACCGTGAGAGGACTGTTTTCGTAACACTGCTGGTGACGTTGCCCGTCCGGTTGCACCTGGGCCGGCTCACACACCCGGCCCCCCGATTGCGCCGCACGCAGATTGACCAGCGGGAGTTTCAACGAAAATCCTATGGCTGACGTGGCAGCTAGGCTCAGTGTGAATATGATCCAGGTCATGCCAAACGCAAGTATATTTATAACAGTATTGTATAGTGTTATATCCTTTTCTGTCGTTCGTAGTTTGCTCCTCCCGTCGTTCGGCAGACATTGACGTACCAAGATTCCCACATGGCAAATAAAACCCCCCAAAAATCTTGGTGGAGCGACCTGCTTGCCTTGCCGACGGCCGCCTCCCGAAAACGGTTGCCAGGGCCCGGGTCCGGGTCCTTTCCGTCCGCGTTGACCACCAAGCCGCGGTTTCGCCCCATGAAGTGCGGCCCCGGGGCCAAGACGAAACGGGCCGGATCCAACACGTGTTACGACGTACGCATGCTGATGGCCATTCGCAACGCCTACAACCAGCACCAGTCCGACCACCAGAAACGCATCCATGCCTCGTCCCCCAAAGTGGTCCTGAACGCCCTGCGGAGCCGCATGGCCGACCAGTGCGACCAAGAAGAATGCTGGCTAAAGCTGCTTCCCCCCCAGAAACGGCAATACATTGCCAAACACATTTTCGCGCCTAAACAGCCCAAGGAATGGCTGCGGAATTCCCGCGAATGGCTCTCCAATTACGATATTTGCAACGTGCTGCGACAGTACGAAGAGGCCTACCCCGAGTTTGAATTCTTGGGCCCCAGCCCCATTGATTTTGACGAACGTCTCCCCAGCAAATCGGGGTGCGTGTGGAACGAGCTGTGCCGTTTCCAATTGGCCAACTATAAGAGCAAACATACCAAGAAGATTGGCGTCGTTCTCAACCTGGACGAACACACCAAGGGCGGGTCCCACTGGGTGGCCCTCTACCTGGACCTGGAACACCACGTGGTGTTTTACTTGGACAGCGCGCTCAATGACGTGCCGGAGGAAGTGGAGACCTTTGTTCAACGTGTCATGGACCAAGGCGACAAACTGGGCATGTGCATGCGGTTCCGGAAGAACCGGATCCAGCACCAATTTAGCAATACGGAGTGTGGTATGTATTGCCTGTTTTTCTTGATCACCTTGATTACGGAACGGTGGGGGGGACAAGGCCGGCCCGTCAATGTGCTGGCTGCCCTGAACAAATTTGAATCCGTGCGTGTTCCCGACGCCGTCGTCATGAAGTTTCGCGAACGGTACTACAATCCCCCGGATACCACGGGATAAAATCACCACATATAGTAGAAAGTAGCAAGCACGTCCAGACATGGCTCATTCCCAGACGCGCCGTAACATCCCGAAACGTCGCAAGACCAAGAAGACCAAGACGGCCAAACGACGACGTGTCCGCGGGGGCAGCCTGGGCAACCAAAAGGTGCGTCTCTGGGTCATGGGGTACCCGAACCACATCAACGCGGAAGAATCCTTTTCCTACCTGGAAAGCGTTCCCACCAATCCGAAAGATCCGCTCAATATTGGCAGTGTGGAGACGATGTTCAATTCCCTCATCTGGAACATCCCTCCGCGCGGCTACCATAAAACCGTGGAATTGACCAAGAATTAGCGATAATACATAGCGCATGGCGATAATACACATAAAAATAGTCAAATAATGCCTACATATGGCATTATTTGTGGACGTAGACAATCAAACGATACTATGGGAAATTTTGCAGCAGCAGCCCGAAATACAAACAATTCCCCTGACCAAGCGTGGCGAATGGTTCAAAGACCACGTACGGTCCTTTTACGAAAGTTTGTCCGATACCTGGTTTCAGACATCGTTGACAACCAAACAGTTGAACCAGCTCAATCAGACCGTGTTACGTATCATGCTGGCCGACCTACGAGAAAAGGGAGAAAAGGCCTTCCCTTCCGAACCCTCTCCACCCCGGCCCACGGACCCGGGTGATGCGTATGCCCGTCGTCCCGCCACGGACCTGGACCGTCCCCACGGCGACCGCCGAGGCATGCGCGGGGGGGCCGGCAACGAGTACGACGACATGCACCAGCAATTTTTGAGGAAACAGGAGGAAATGACGTCCATGCTCAACGTCCAAGCCCCTGCCAACATTGATTTCAAACTGTCGGAACTGGACGAACCGCTCACGAATATAGAGGAATTGGTGCAGAAACAACTCCAAGAACGCAAAGATCTGTTGCAGGCGCCTCCCCCCGTGGTTCCGGTGGCTCCTCCTCTGGCGGTCCCTGCCCCGGTGGAACGACCGCGTTTAACCATTCATGCTAAAGACGCCCAGGACCCCCCTCCCCCGTTGGACATTCAACCCGTTTCGGGCCAAAAATACCCGGAATATCACGCCCCTGGGGACGACGAGGACCCTGCCCCGTTACCGGATATTCTGGGTACACTGCGGGAACTGCAAGACCGCCTGGACCGACTGGAACGTGTCTTCACGGAACACCTCCAAGGACTGGATCAGACGGGGGATGGGGATGAGCTTCCTCCCCTCCCACGCGGCGGGTCACCGCTAAGTCAGCCGTAAAAAATGCGACATGACCTGCTGATTCTTTTTCTCGTAGTGCATGGCCCGTAGTTTGGCCTCGTAGGCCCGCATTTCAAAGACCTGCCGCTGCTCGTGCTCCTGGGCTTCTAGCATGTCACGGGCGCGCTGTTCGTCTAAAGGTTCCGGGGCGCGTTCTCGCACCGCCCGCAGTTGGTCCACGCTCCCGTACTGGGTGACCTTCTGAAGGTCCCGTTCGCTCACCGACAACACCGTCTGGTCCTTGTGGACCTTGCGTAAATCGTCGTATTTGAGTTTAGCAAAAGGGTCGGCCGTGACGTAGACCCCGGCGGCGGCGTCCCCCGCGACCTCGTCGTCCTCGTACATGTTACCAGCTCCTATACCACTCGTGGCATGGAGGGACTGCACCCCCCGGTAAGTGGCCAGCTGTTGGGACGCGTGGGTCTGCTTGATCTGCTCAAACTTGTCGTGAATGCTGCCGCCCCGTTGTCCGAGGTGGTCCCAGTCCGCGGTGGTGTCTTCGCGGCGGAACCACTCGTGGCGGTCTTCGCGCTGCTTTTGCTGCTCACGGTTCACCATGTTCTCTTCGTAGAGCCGGTTGAACGTCGTCTGAAAGTCGTCGCGGTCCATGTCTTGGATACGTTCTTGGACCGATTGGGTGCTGGCGCGGTTCAGGGTGCCTGGACGAACCGGGGTGTACTCCACGGGGGCCGTCGGAACCGGGCGGGAGGTCTTCTGGTCCCGTTCGTAGAACTCCACAATAATGTCCAACGCCTTCTTGTAAAACAGAAAGTATTGGGACGGCAAACGGGATTTGTCGGGATGCATGCGCAACACGACCTGTTTAGCGTGTTTCATGTGGTCCGCCGTGAGCCGGGGGACGGATTCCAATTGAAAGAGCGCCAACAGTTCGGGGTAACTGTACATTTTAATGTTCAAATTGTGTTGTATAGGCGCACCCACGTGTTTACTGGCCATGGTACACCGTTTAGGTTCGTTTTTGGCCATCATTATGGGCGTATAGCATATATCATGGCAAAAAGGCCGCGTAAAATTACGTATAAAGAAGCACTGGTTCTCGGGGATGACTCGGGGAAATTGACCTATGTGTTTTTGAGCGAGAACGGGTTTTTGATCAAAGAGCCAGAAAAGTACGCCCCCAAAACGCGGAACGTGGTGAATTTTACCGACAAGGCGGGGGCGCCCATTGCCTTTCACGCGATCACCAATTACATGGAAAAAATCAAACCCGCGATGACGCAAGTCGTTCACAAGGACACGTATTTGTACTACTTCAAAGGGCAATACGCGGCGGCAAAGGACAAGAAGGACGCCTTCAAATTGTACCAGTTCAAGTTACTCGGCGGGGTTCCCGGCACCAACGTGATGTATAACGACGTGACGCTGAAATACGTGCGTGATGCCAAATCCATGTATTACCACAAGGCCAAGGATCGGAACTACGTGTCCAGCATCAACGCCGTGGTGATGGACAAGCCCGTGGAACTCGGGAAAGAAAAGATGCCCGCCAACGTGAAAAATTTTGTCACCAACCAGGATCGTGCGGCTCCTGCCCCCGTCGCGGCTCCTGCCGCTGCCCCCGTCGCTCCCGCTTTGCCTGCCCCTGCCCCTGCCGCTGCTCCTGCTCCTGTGCCTGCGCCTGCCGCCACTGCGGGTCCTTCGGTGTCCAAGACGGTTGCCCCGAATCGCGCCAATCTTTACGATGACATTGCCAACATGCTTCGCACGAAATCGCCGAGTCCCGCGAAAGATCCCATCTTGAATATTTTAAACCTAGCGTCGGACATGTACATTGAACTGGTTCAACCCGACAACCTGGTGGTGAACGAATCCTATACCTTTCCTAAACGGAAGGAGACGGAGACGGGGACGGACCTGTCGCAGTACCAAGGTCCGACCTACGTGGCGTAGGTGCGCCTGACCTAGTCTGCCCACATCATATGCACATGAACACAGACGTCGCCTTTTTTACTCACATCAAATATGTCCCGGCGGTTGCCAATGGGCACCCCTTTGCCCTTGAAAACCACCGTTTGCACCTTTCTGAACCCCAACTGATGTTTGTAGAGATGCAAGGAGCGCCGGGGCGTCAATACCACCTCTATCGGGTCACTCTCGGGATGGTCCCACAGGTCCTTGACAACGTAATGCACGTCACGGTGCAGGTGGCCGTCCGCGTCCAGCACGACCCCCTCCGGGCAGGTCGGCAGACAACATACCACAAATTCCCCTAAAGATCCCCCGGATACCGCCGCCGACGCGTCGGTCACCGGTTCGTCAAAGATCGTCCGTTCCATCCATGTCGGTATCATGTATTTACGTATGGCCCCCGTGGCCGCGTCGGTCTCTTCGTGCTGAATCACGTTGCAATCAAAGAGATCGTCTAAATGGGGATGAAAGGTGAGGACCCGGTCGTGCTTTCGGCGTTCCTGGAGCGACACATTTAGCAAGGTTTCCAAACGGTGTACGATCGGCTGGATGAACGATTCCTGGAACCGGTGTCGGTGTCGGCAAATGACGTCGTAAAAATCTTCCAAGGTGGTCTTGTCCAGGGTCTCTAAATACATCACCGCCCGGCTTTCACAAACGTGTATGATCTCTTTGATCACACGTTCCCACAAGACCGCCCCCACATTCTTGGACTCCATGGCCTTGACCGCCTGGATGATCCCCCGCAACCATCGGTTGGACAGGAGGTCGTGCTCAGACAGGGGGTCCTCCTCCTCCTCCTCGTCGTCTGCCTCTGTGTCCTCGTCCGTGTCCAGATCCCGGCATGGACGCATCAGTTCTTGGTAGGCCGCATTGATTTCTTGGAATTGTTTGGTCGTGTTCGTGTCGGGATTCTTGTCGGGATGGTACCGAAGACTGAGTAACCGGTATTGCCGCTTCACACATTCTCTATTCTTGCCGTCCGACACCGGTAATTCCAAGGTGTCGCAGGCGGTTCTATATCGCATGCCAAGAGAATCGCTTTAGAATCGTTTCACACACACGCACAATGCACTACACAATATAAAAGGCGCCATTTTATATTGTTTCGGTTTTTCGGGTTCCTGTCATTTTTTCCACCCATATAGTAGTACCCACGCTCGTAGCGCTCGTAGTTTGATCCTATACTTCATCTTGACTACGTCATGTCGTTGCATTTGATCTCGTTCATGATCATGATTACGGCCCTCATGGTCGCACTGGTGTTCTACCAGAAAAATGCCGAAGCCTTTGTCCAGCGCGACGTGGCGGTGGACAGCCGCACCTTGCAACGGATAGACGAGGTCCGCGACGAGACTGCGCCGTTTCCGACCCGGCGGCCGGGGGACGAGGCGGTCCCCCTGGCGCCCAATTACGGCTACGTGTTGGCCGATTATTCGCAGTCCCTGGACAAGCCTTACGACGATTTTGCCAGTCCGGAACCGCACCACTTGGAACGCGTGCATCCGCTCATCTTGGACGAAGCGTGCGGTGCGTTGGGCGAGGGCGAGTGCCGGTTGTCCAAATACTGTGTGTTTGTGAACGGGTCGCGGTGCCGGGGCGCCTTCCCCAACACCAACAACGCCCGGGCGTACAACAACTACGAGAGCAAGACCCTGCCCCAGAGCGACCTGTCCTACTATTATCGCGACGGCACTTGCCACGGCGACTGCGACGGGTGGAAACCCCACTATGCGGAACCGGACCCGGTGTTTTCCGCCGTCGGTCGGGTAGAGCGGCCCGGGATTTCTTTTGCCGGCATGCTGACCCCGGCCGAGATGTACAACCGGTTGACCTACCCTCAAACGCCGGCGGCCCAACCGCGGCCCCGGTACGATCATACTCTGGCCCCGGGGTCGGGGTCGGGGGACAAGGGTACGACCCCGGGGGTCACGCTGCCCCCCTTGCCCGCGTCGGCACGGCTGGGGGCCGTCCTGGACGGGGCCCTGGACACCGTGGAAGACGTGGTCCGGGCGGTGGGACCGCCTTACAAGACGACGTGCGACTTCCAGTGCGCCCACGGCTGGACCTGTCAACCCGGCACCGCACTGTCCGCCGCCGTCTGTGTCCCCCAGGGCCACGTGAAGATCACGGGGTCGTGCGATTTGAACTGTGGCGTCAACTACCATTGCGACTTCATTCAACAACGGCCCGTCTGCGTCGCCAACGCCGTCTAGGAAGTTTCGGTTCTGCCCTCGCCCTCCCGGTGGATAATCGCATTCAACATGGAAAACACGGCATTCTCCAGATGAAAAATGGAACGGTAATTGTTGCCGTACTGCTTCAAAATGTTGGCCAGTTTGTACATGAGCGGCGTCATGACGGGCGACGCCATGGACAATTTTTCCGTCACGACAAAATGCCTAAAGATGCACCAGATACACTCAATGCCGTCCAAATTGTAAATCAGAATGTCGTACAGACAATCCCGGAAATGGGTCAGGGTCGGGGGATCCTGAACTAGGGTTTCGTGGTCCGTCACGGCACATACCGCAATAAACTGTTCCATCACATCAATGATGGTATCGCACACCATATTGAAATGGTCTTGGGGCAGGTCCTCCGACGACGACAACAGCGAAAACGAATAAATCTCCTTCAAATTCTGGACGTCCTCGGTCTGAATGTCCTTCAAGATGGCGGCCACTTTCGCAGTGTCCTTGTCTTTGCGAATGCCGGAAAACGCCGTCATGTCCTCGCGACGGGGACGCGGCACCCGTAACAACTGACACCGGTTGAGAATGTTGTTCGGCAAAAAACTGACGTGCTCGGTGACCAAGATGAAATATATCTGGACCTCGCGACTCCGACCTTCGTAACCGTAACAATACTGTTGCATGTAACTGTAAAAAATCTCCAAGAGTTCGTTGTGGATGGCGTGGAAATTCTTGCACACGATGAATCCCAGTTTCTTGTCGGGTTTGATGGTAATAATGTCCACGATTTGCTTGTAAATCTCGTGCCATATGATCTTGGAATTGCATCCCAAGAGCGCCATGTCCACCTCGTAGTGGATATCACTGATGCGGTACGTATAGGATTGCTTGTCCGTGGTCGCCTTGATCTTCTTGTCGTGTTTCAGTTGACTCGGACTGTAGGGTTTCAACAGCGACAATACCCGGGTATACTTTCCCACCCCGGAAGGCCCGTAGACAATCCAGTTTTGGGGGGGTGGGGGCGGGGTTGAAGCCGATGTGACGTGTTCTTCGCACGCGGACGCATGCTGTTCGTGCGATTTACAGTAATCTTCAAAATGGGTTTCATAAAATTTCATTGGTTGTATAGGCTCCTATACAATCACTGTGTTTACATGGTTTTACGCCGGGTCGGGGGACGGCCTCTTCTTAGAGCAAGATTGCTCCGGCAATGAGCGCCGCCTCGGCAATTTCCGCGTAGGAAATGCCCGAAGCCTTGGTGGCCGCGGGGACGGGGGCTTGTGCTGCTGGTGGTGCGGGTGTGGCGGCGACCACGGGGGCCGCGACCGACGACCCGGCCGCCGCCGCACTGACCGCGGGAGCGACGTAATTGTCCAATACATTGTTCGGGCAGTTGCCGTAGCACTTGCCTTGGTAATAATACCGGTCGCGGTTCATGATGGTGGGGTCCGTATAGTACGACGGCAGGAGGGGACCGTTGCTGCCCCCCGCCACACAGGTGTCGCCTCCCAAGAGCACGCAACATTGGGTGGACGCGCACACGGTGGGGTCCAGGTTCTTGCACGTGGCGTCTATCTTCTGGGGGTTGGTGTGGTTGTACTCACAGAATCCGCCGTAGACGTCGTTGGACTTGTAGACCGACGACGCGGTACTGAGACCGGTCAATTTGCTGTAATTGACCGCGTTGTCGCTGACCGGTTGGAAGGCGGCGGCGGACGGGGCCATGTAGAACTGGCCCGACGGAGGCAGGGGGGCGGCTTTAGGGGTGGTCGGGGCCCAGGCGTACGTGTTGGGATGTTGCGTGTACGTGGGAAGCGCGGAGGGTGGCGGGCCGCTCGGCGCGGCGGGCACGTCCGGGGAATATTGGAGGCCCTGCGAGGCGGTGGGCGGCGGGGTCCACAGATTGGCATTCAGTGGGCGGCTTCCCGAGGCCGGCGGTTGGGCACCGGGGGGCAAGGGGGCATACGTCTGGGATAATGTCGGGGGAGGGGTCGCGGCGGGCGGCGGGGTGTTCATCGGCGATCTTTAGGTGAAAAGCAATTGACTAAAATAACCTGAGAGAAAATACCACCTCGTGTGGAAATACATATCGCTTCTGTGAGGCTCCGCTGTCCCAAGACAGGACAGTGTTGCTCTGACAAAAGGTCATCCCGTATTTCCGAGGTGGTGTAGGACGGGGGACGGTCAAGGGGGTGGGGATGCGGGTAGCATCCCCCTATCCTCATGTCCTGCACGACGCCACTGGGGCGGGTCTACTTACCATGGGGGCCGGGGCCGGCGCCGCGGCCATGACGGGGGCCGGACGGACATTCGCAGTTGAGGTGCTCATAGGGATCGCGGCGGGCACTGCTCTACCCACCGCTCCCGTTCCTCAGCCGCCGCCACCGCCTCCAGGAGGCGGTCCAAATCCTCCGGCGCCTCGGCCCCTACCGGGTCCTCCCGGGCCGCCCGGCCCACCGGGCCCACGTCCCGCTGCCGCGGGTTGCTGCTGCTGCTGCGCCGCTCGCGCCGCGCGCGCCTGTTCGCCTTCCACCGTGGGTATGAACATGTTCGTGAACGACGACACGACATTCCCAAACAAAAACTGGGGCCGCCCCAGGGGAAAGAGCGATTTCCCGTCTTCCCGCGACGCCGCCGTGGGATTGTAGACGCCCAACGCCTTTTGCACCTCTTCCACTTCATCTATCGGAGCCCGGGAGGAGATGGGGAACGCCCGTCGGAACATGTGACCCAAGATACCAAGAACAATGAACACCGTCAGCACGACCATGGCATTCTGCAAATTGGGATTGTCGTTCAACAGCAACACATACGCATAAATATTGTAAATCAACATGCAAAGTAAGACGATTTCAAAAATATACTGAATCACGTTTTTGATGATCCATTTCAACGTTTCAATCAACCATTCCCACCACGTGCGCGGCCGGCACACACTGTATTTGAAGGGCGACGGGTCCTCAAACCCGGTGGTCATGTATTCAAAAATACTGTGGATGGTCTGGAACACCGAGGTGCGCGAATAAATCATGATTGCAAACAGGGAATACGCCACTAAATACACCGCAATCAAAAGCGCGGCCACCCATATGATGAGAACGGACCATAGGATGCGCAAAATAAACAGAATAATCGTGAAAATACCCAAGATGATGGTGGCAAATTTCAAAAACAGCACAATCTTGTCCTCAATCATAAACGTGTAGAGCGCAAACACCAGGGCCATGACGATCAAGAGGGCAATCAGCCACGTGGGCAATTGTCCCGTCAGCGACTGGAAAAACATGTTGACCACCGAGATGGTCACTTGACCATAATAGACCAACAACAGGATGATCAGAAACAAAATGATGGCATTGATCTTGGGACCCCATACGTTGCCCAAGACGAAATTGGCGTACCTCTGGAAAAACATCAAGACGGCGTTGACAAACGACACTTGACATACCACGTATTTGAAGAGCAAACTCAGAATAATACTGTTGTCACGTAACCATACCCAAGAAATGTCGTAGGTTTTGATGGGCTTGTCGTTTTCGCGATAACAAATCAGAAAGTACCAATTGAAAAAGATCCAGACGCAAATCAAATACCAAATCACGTTTTGAAAGGTGGCATACACGCAAAACTGGTCCAACTCGGTGGGTTGGACGGCGGGGAAGAACCCCACGTTGGAAAGGGTGTTGGAGGTGGCGTCGGCCACGTTCTTAATAAACCGCTGCGTATGAATGACCGGGTAGCTCACATAGTAAATGATGTTGTTGACGATGACCCCGCCGTATTTGATGGCCGCCTGAATGTTTTGGGAAATGTCGCTGGTCGTGGAATCCACGGTGCCTCCCAAGGAGGCTAAACCGCCGCTGGTGGTCGTATTGTACTGGACGCTGTATTGGAACGTCTGGTCCCCCAGCGTCTGCTTGGCCAGCGTCATGTTGGACGGCGTACCCAAGACTTGGTCGGAGGACTCTTTCGTCGCATGGTAGGCGTCACACTCGGACTTGGACAACAGTTCGGTCGTCGTTCCGTTGGTGGGGTCTTGGGCGTCTTCTATGGCGGAATACCCCAAGAGTTGGTGATTGTAGACCACCGGCTGACATTTAGGAATAGACTGGTACCCGACATAGGAGCCGTAGTGGTCCGTCACGACGCCGACGGAAGTGCCATTGCTGTCCAAATTCGCCGGGTCCTGGATCGTCGTTTGCGTGAGCAGAGGCGTCCGGGGACGGGGACGGTTATTGATCTGATTCGTCAAATTCGCGGAAGCTTGGGCGTCGTAACCGTCGCTGGGCTTGGTGTTCAGGTCCAGTTTCTTGGCACGGTCGGAATCTTTGAGCGGTATAGTGACACCGTAGCCGTTTTCACCGTAACTGACGCTGGTGAGGTACATCCCCGAGTTGGTGTTGTCGGTCTGCCACCCCACGGAGTGGTTGGCGCTGCCTCCGGACCCGATCATCCCTTCCTGCGTCGGCGCATGCACCGGCGCATGCGACGACGGCGTCAACCACTTCATGGTGACCTCCAGGGGATGGGTCGCGAGTCGGGTAGGCGTGGACGTGGGAGGAGCCGTGCGTCGGCGTTTGGACGTGGGAATAGGGGGGGCCGCGGCCCGGCCCCCGCCCTTATTTTCATAATTTTCGTGCACTGCCTGGGCCTCTTCTTCTATCACTGACCTATTCCCTCGTGAAGAAGGGGGTTTCATTTTCCAGGTTGTTTTACCCATGGTAGAAATGAGAGGTTAAGTATTACTAAACTGGATAGTTCTGGCTCTGATATATAATTTGGAGATTGTAGCTCACGGATAATTTCCGACAAAACAAATTATCCGTCTGGGGGTCGGGGGGTCGGGGGGTCTTGGTCTCTTGGGGGGCCTTTAGCGCGCGTACATCATGCCGCAGTTGCCCCCGATGAACGACAACACGTTGTACCGTTCTTCAAACAGGGTCAAATTGAACTGGTAATTGTACAGGCGCCAATTGTTGTTCACACTGATGGAAAACGGTTGCCCGTCCACCCCACATACCACCGTTTCGGGGGCGGTCGTCGTGTCCTTCGGCGGAATGTACGTGGTCAATTCCAGTTCAATGTTTTTGAACTTGCTCAGATTGATGGCCCCCGACGGCTGGTATTCTTGGGTGTCCGTCGTCAAACAATAGTTGTAGCAATACAGGCCTTCGCGGGCCGCCCCCGGGGTGCGCGTGTATTTCTCCACATAATCGTAAATTCCCGTCGGGTAAATGTTCTCCCGATAATCCCCGTCAAACAGGATGCCCATGGACAGCAAAATGTCCTTCTGATTGTCCGTGTTGAAGTCCCCCGAAATGTACAGTCCGGTGCTGTACTTGTTGTTGGGGAAATTCTCGGGAAAATAGTTGGGATTCTGGTACGGACCCTCGGTCAACACCATATTATAATCGCGAAACGCGCTCTCCGTGCTGGAGTAAATGGCGTTGAAATTGTCCAGACTCCCCTGGTACATGGGCGGCAGCGGCAGCGTCGTGGGTGGCACCACCACGTTTCCGGGCAACGAATCGTAGGGCCAATTCGTGTAGTTGCTCCATTCGTTGCGCATGTTGACGTCGTTGCGCTGCATGTACCACATCCACGAGGCCACCATGCCCATGGAATTCTCCAGTTTTACCCGCGTGGTCTCGGTCACATTGAGAAACTCGTACCTAAAGACGTCTTTGATCAAATATATCTGATCCTCGGCGGCGAATTGCCGCGACTCCTCGTTGGACAGGAAACAGTAGGTCGCCAGCAGGTGCACGTCGGCATTCCACACACTGGTCTGGTTCTCGTACACGTTGGCAATGCTCTGATAGTTGGAATCTATGCGCACGTCCGGGGGCGTCTGCAAGAACCGGTACATCCGGTACATTTCGTTGTTGAAATCTGGTTGAATGTAGGGGAAATAGTTTTTGAAATCGGCCAAATCGCGTACCTGAAACAGTTCCTGGATGGGGCGCAGCGTCACCGTGATGGTCAATTCATTGTATTGGAGCGATATCAGGGGGAAGGCGCACCGACTGTCTAAAGTAAACCACGTGTTGATCGGAATGTAGAGGGTCCGGCCCCGGATGGACGGTTCGCTGCCCGCCGCATTGTTGGTGTAAAAGGCGTTGGGGTACATGTTGGTGCGACCGTAGGCGTTGGCCGGATTGTTCAGTTCGGGCACGTGGCCAATCATCCGGTAAAACAGCTCCTTCTTCTCCGCCGTGAAATCGCGTTCCACCATGGCGGCCAAATAATCCCCGCTGTACCGCTGAATGAGCGTGGAACCGCAATTGATTTCCACCGATTCAATCATTTGAATGCCCAGGTGTTTGATCCACCGGAACTCGTAAGGCGTCCACTGGTAATTGTTTTCTTGGGCCGGATTGTAAATCGGGCTCCAAATGTCCGGCAACGTCACCACTAAATATGTGTCCATGAGGAGGTCGGCGTAGCGACGGACCTTGAAGGTGAACTGGGACGATGAGGTCAGGCGCAGGTCGCGGGACCCCTCGTAATCCAATCGGAACTTTTGAAGACCGAAATTGGTATATTTAGAATAAACCACTTTGAAAAATGTCTTGGTCGGATTTCCATTCAAAATGACATTGGCATTTCCCACGGAGATGATGTTCAATAATCCTCCCGCCATGACGAAAATCCACTCTATACACTATGTTGTGATTAGTGGTATGGTGTCAGAACGAGATAGGGGGTGGTGCCTGGTCCCGGAGAGAAGAGGGGGAGGATTACCGGAAAAGAAAATCCACCACTATAGTAGCTTTATCTTGTGTCGCGTCGTATGAGTACCCTGCGAAAATTCATCATTGCCTGCATTTTGATCTTGTCCATTTTGATACTGTGGGCCCTCTTGGTCCAACGTGCCCAGATCCAGCTGCTTCCCAGCAACATGTACGAGTCCCAGCAGAGGGGGCACGGAGGTCCTGCGCCGCGGGAGGCCTTTACCCTGACCGACGCCAACGAGGACATGCCCAGCCGTCAAGTCAACGAACTCAAGTTGGTGACCTCCACCACGGTGTCGCCCGGCATCCGCAACTACAATGCGTTTCAGTCGGGCAACCTGCCCCTGCAGGAATTCTGCATCAAGGCGTCCTACAACAGCGCGTGCACCGGCAACTATGTGACGCTGGACATGGTCAAATACGTCTTGGCCCGGGGGTGCCGTTTCCTGGATTTCGCCGTCTACCACATTGACACCCACACCCCCACGCTGCAGTCGGACCCCACCATTCAACAATCGCGCCAACCCTGCGTGGCGTTTACCGACGACCCCGCCGGCATCGTCATGAAATCCCGCAACTATGTGCGCCTGACCAACGTGTTCCAGCGCCTCCGCGATTTCGCCTTCCAGGGCCCGTCGCCCAATCCGGACGACCCTCTGTTCATCCAACTCCGCATTTATTCCGACGAACAAGAGTGCTACGACGAGGTCGCCCAACTCATCGGCCAGTATTTTGCCCGGACCCAGTACAACGCCCAGGGCGACAAACAGTTGGATCCCAGCAAAGTGCTGATCCAAGACCTCGCCCGGTCGGTCGTCATCGTTTTAGATAAAAATACGGTCAAAGAGGACACCTTGAAAAAGTCTAAACTGGCCCATTTAGTCAACATCTACTCGGGCGGTCGGAAAATGCTCAAATACACGCCTCGGCAACTGAACTCCATGGTGACGGATCCGGTGATGGTGTCGGACTTGGGCTCGGACCATCGCACGTCGGTCAGTCGGTTCATCGCCGTGGAGCCGAGCGACACCGCCGGGGTGGGGGCCCCCGTGACCGGCGCCGCCCCCGCCACCGGCATCGGCGCCTGGCTCTGGTCCTGGTTCATGCCCGCCTCCGGCATCGGGGCCGACCTGAACAACCGCTATTTTGCCCAGAATTACGGGGCCCAGATCGTGGAATTCCCCTTTTATGCGACGGGCGACGCCTTGGTCAATTACGAAACGTTCTTTGCCGACAACGGCAGCGCCTTGGTGCCCTTCTACGTGGCCATCCCGTATTTGCGCAAGAAGAGCGCGGGCGTGCTCTGAGAGCCACCCCTCCCCTCCTGCAAACCTGAAAATATCAGAGCATAGAATATATGATCCAGGCCCATGGCCACCGGTAAAAGTAAATTCAAGACCAAAGTATGCCAGGACGTGGGCTCCTTCCAAGATTGCGAATTGGCCATCTTGCGTCATGCCGTGGATGAAAACCAAGAGCAAATCAAAAACGAGGGGGTCCGCAACCCGGAAGTGGATGCCATCATTGCCATTTTAGAAGATTTCTTGGTGGCCAAGAAACTCATCTGCTACGGGGGCACCGCCATCAACAACATCCTCCCCCGGGAAGCCCAGTTCTACAACCGGGATTTGGAGATTCCCGACTACGACTTTTATTCGCCTAAAGCGATGGACCACGCCATTGAATTGGCCGACATTTACCACGCCAAGGGATACCAAGAAGTGGAGGCCAAGGCGGGGGTCCACCACGGCACGTTCAAGGTCTACGTCAACTTCATTCCCATTGCGGACATTACCAGCATTCCGGAAATACTGTTTGACAACATTCAGAAGGAGGCCGTCTCCATTGCGGGGATCCTATACTCTCCTCCAGATTTGCTGCGCATGAACATGTACCTGGAATTGTCGCGTCCGCGGGGGGACACTTCCCGCTGGGAAAAGGTGCTCAAGCGGCTGACCGTGCTCAACGAATACTATCCGTTCAAGGTGGGGTACGATTGCCATACCGTGTCGTTTCAGCGGAAGATGGACGACATCCACGACGACGACGACAAGACCCTGCAAGAAAAGATCTATTTGAAAACCCGCGATACGTTTATTGACCAAGGCGTCGTCTTCTTCGGAGGGTACGCCAGCAGCATTTATTCTAAATACATGCCGCTCAAGGAACGGCGCATCGCGCAGCGGGTCCCGGACTTTGACGTATTGTCCGAAAACCCCCTGCGCGTCGCCACCATCGTCCAGGAGCGTCTGACCGACATCAAAGTGACCAACTGCCAGGTGGTCCGACACGACGCCGTGGGAGAGATCATCCCCGTACACTACGAAATCCGCGTCGGCAAGGACATTATTGCCCACATCTACGAACCCGTCGCCTGCCACAGCTACAACAAGATCAACGTGGACGGGCGCGACGTCTTGGTCGGCACCATTGACACGCTGCTGACCTTTTATCTGGCCTTCAAATACGCCAGCCAGACCTATTACTATCCCGACCGCATCATGTGTATGGCGAAATTCCTGTTTGACGTGCAGCAGGAGAACCGTCTGGAGCAGCGCGGGATTCTAAAACGGTTCTCCATGGAATGCATCGGCAAACAGCTGACCTTGGAAGAAATTCGTATTGAAAAGGCGAACAAGTTCAAGGAAATCGGGGACAAGAAGGGAACCCGGGAATACGACATGTGGTTCCTAAAGTACAACCCGGCCCGCATGACCAAGACCCGGACCACCGAATGCCCGTGCGCCAAGAAATCTGCGGCTGCTGCTGCTGCTGCTGCTGCGGCCCCGACCAAGAAGGCCACGACGGCGGCGGCCTCCGCGTCGGCCCGCACGACCAAGAAACGCCGACGCAAGCCGGCCGCTCCCCGTAACGCAATATCCAAACTGTTTGCGTAATCGGCCAAAATTATACTCATCCCTCGGGATGAATAGAATCAGACCGGACCGGACCGGACAAACCCATATAGAATCTGTCTGCCTATTGGCTTATTGAGCGATCCGGACCCCCTCGCACCCACCATGGAGTTTTGGATGGCCCCTGACAAGACCGCGGCCCCGAAAACGCATGCACCGTCGCCGTCGGAAAACGTGATCAACATTGACTTTACCGCGACCAAGACGTCGGTCACCCCCGCCCCCTCCACCTCCACTGCCCCGCCTTCGGCGACCAAGGCGCCCATGTCCGCCGACCTGAGGGAGCGCGAAGCCGAATTCAACATGGTGTACCAATCCTTGTTGACAGACGGCGTCCAGTACATTTTGGAGGATTTTTACGTGTGCGGCATGATACTTTTGCACTCCAATCTCCACGACCGCACCTTCGCGGAGGACCTTTTGTTCAAAATGATGGTCATCTTTCCCAATTGCGCCGAATTGAAATATTACATGGGATCGCTCTCCGTCAAACACGGCGCGGACGTGCACCGGGCATTCTACTGGTTCATCCAGGCGTTTCATTCGTACCGACGACGCAAGCAACCCCCGTTCTGTAAGTTGACCCCCAACGAAACCGTCATCAACATGATGAACATTCTGATGAATAACCATTATACCGACTACTTGACCACGCTCTTCAAACAGTACGCGGACGTATTTGACAAGTTTATCGGTACGTCGGACCGTCCTCCCGACCCCCGCCTGGCCATGGCGATTGGCAATTATTACATTGAGACGTTCCAAATTTACAAGGCCGAACAAGTGTACCACCGGGTCATGAATTTAGACCACAAAGACCAGTTTGTCAACATGGAAAGTGAGAGCCAAAGTATGGTGCTAAACAATGTGCTCATTCTAAATTTGGGGATTGTCGGTCAAATGCCCAAGGTCATTTCGGTCCTGAAGGACGCCGAGCACATTCTGAAAAAACAGCGGGACAATACTGCCATATCCTACGACTGCAAGGTGAACCTGTTCTGCACCTTCATGTTCATTTTTGATTACGTCCATTATGACCCCGCTCACCGGTTGGCCGTCAACAAGTACGTGCACACGTTTTTCCCTAAAACCTCGTACACAGGGTCCCTGGAACCCAAGGTCCAACACCGCATTCGGATCGGCTACGTCTCGTCGGACTTATTAAACCACGCCGTGTCCAACTTCATCTGGCCCATTTTAGAGCACCACAACCGCCACCGGTTTGATGTCTACATCTACATGAACAAGGGATACGCTAAACTCATGGACAACCCCAAATACGCGCATAGAAAGGCCATGATGAACGACCGTGTCTTCAACATAGAGGGCATGTCGGCCCAAGACGCGGTGTCCCTGATTCAGGGCCACCAGATTGATATTTTGATGGACTTGCACGGCTACACCAAACTCAACCGTCTGGACATTTTCGCGCTGAATCCGTCGCCGATACAAATCACGTATTTAGGCTATCCGAATACCGTCGGCTCGGCCGACATCTTGCAATACCGTATCACGGACGCCGTGGCCGATCCGGTCACCTCCCGGCAATGGTATTCGGAGACGCTGTTGCGCATGAATCGGTGTTTCTTGCTGTTTTCGTCCGTGGGTCAAACCGTGCCGGTGGCCCACCGACCGACGCCGGCGTGGGTGGTACTGGGGTCGCTGAACCGCGAGTCCAAGATCTCCGACGAGGTGTACCGGACCTGGCGGCGTATCTTGGTCGCGGCCCCCCGGACCAAGCTGTTTATCAAATTGAACACCGTGTTGGACAGCGAGATCCATAAAGAGCGGTTCTACGAGAAACTGAATCTGGGCCAGGACATTGACAAGGACCGCATTATCTTTGCACCCTACGGCAGCGTGGAGGACTATTTCGGATGCCTGTCCCAAATTGACATCTTGTTGGATACCTTTCCTTATTCGGGCACCACCACGTCCTGCAACGCCCTCTACAACTCGGTGCCGGTCGTCACCATGCGGCACCCGGATTTGCATGCCCACAATGTGACCGCATCCCTGTTGCATCACTGCGGCTTGGACGAACTCATTGCCAAAGACCCCGACGAATATGTCAAGATTGCGGTCAAATTGTGCTCCAACAGTGACACGTATCGGCACCGCCAGGGGGACGCCAAGACGGCCCCGTGCCGGGGCAAGGTTCACGAGCAATTTCAACGGTGCATGGACCCTATGGTTTTCATGAAGGAATACGAAAAAGTTTTGTTACAGACTGTTATAGACCGGCACACGCGAAAGGCGGGTACGGCGACGGTACCTACATGAGTCCACGAACGTTGGTGATTATTTTGGCGGAAACCCGCGCGGCCGAACTGACGTTTACCAATTTCCAAGAGAATGTGCTCCAGGTGTTGGGAGCCGACCTCGCCGTGTGCATCGGGGGGCGTGACGACTACGACACGGACAACCCCTACTATCAACACGCTAAATACCGGTTCACCTATCCCGAACCCGCCGACGGGGACTTTGCCGTCGCCTTTGACGAGGCTTACCGCGAGATGGCGCAACAACGGCCCGATACGCCCCTCTTTCCGTGGCGCAATTACCTCAAAGTCAAGGACCAGTTCATGGGGGGAATACGCGATCCGACAGACCAACACCCAGGGTCGGCGGCCATCCTGATCTTTTTCCGGTGGTTCTTGTGGCAACAGTTGGTGGCCCACGATGTGCCGGCACACTACGACCGTTTCGTGATCACCCGCAGCGATTTCATTTACCGGTTGCCCCACCCGTCCTTGGACATCTTGGACCCCGATCATATATGGATTCCGGACCAAGAAGGTTACGGCGGCTATACCGACCGCCACGTCGTCTTGACCCCCGCCACCTTGGAACCGTATCTGAACATTCTCACGGGGTTTGCGACGCGCCCCGCCGACTATTACGACGCCATGATGAAACAACCGCCCTATTGGAACCTGGAAAAGGTGATCCAGTGGCACCTGATTCAGACGGGTGTGAACGCCTTGGTGCGTAAATTTCCCTACATCATGTATTCGGTTCGGGCCCGGGAGGGCACCACGCGGTGGGCATCGGGCCATTGGTCGGAACCCCACGGATACTATATCAAGTATCCGACGGAATATGCGCACGCTTCGGGGAACCAGGCGGCCTACGCCACGGCGCGTCCTCCCCCCGACCTGGACGCGTTTTACCGCCAAAGAATTGTTCAGGGCAATTCGCCGCCACCGCCACCACCACCACCACCTGCCGACCCCCTGCCGTCCTACATCTTGGCGCGACGACAACGGCGCAAACACGCGTTGTTGACCATGTGATCCTTGGAAAGGAAATAAAACGTTCCTCGGATGTCCGTAATATCGCCGGTTCAACATGGTCCAATGGGAAAATTTGTCTAAATTGACCACAAGAGAAGATCCGATGCACCTGCACAAACTCCTGGGCGCGTTCTGTCTGGCCCATTTCGCCTACCGGTACGCGTTGCTGTTCACCACGGGGAGCATGCACCTCGTCGCGCTCCCCGACCTGTACATGGTCAGCCTTCACGGGGTCCTCAGCGTCAGTTCCTTGGTATTCCATATTCCGGGGGTGCGCAACCCGTCTAAACCCATGATCTACCCCGAATTCCGGGCCCACAGCATTCTCTTTGCTCTGCGCAGCGTCGTCGCCTGTTGGCTGCATTATTACCGCGTCCACTGCGGATGGAACATGTTGCTCAGTTTCCACGTCTTGTTCTTTGCCGACCTGATCACGGGCTTCTACCGCGTCCGCGGCGCCCGTGGCCCTCTCGCTAAAAGCAGCACCATGCGCAGCATGCCCTTTGGGCGCGACGTGCCTAAAGAGAACCAGCAGAGTATTGTGACCATGCAGAGTCGCATGCAAATCGGCGCGACCCTCTATACTCTGGTCAACGTGGACGCGGCCTTTTCCCCCCTGTTTGCGATCCAGCTGGCCGCCCTGCTCATGACGATGGTGCGCAAAAGCATCCTTTCGGCGAAATCCTGGCACTTGGTCTATTCCCTGGCCCTGTGGCTAAACTACGAGGTATTGGTCCAGTTCACCCCGGGACAGTTGGTCATTTTCACCGCGATTTACAACTGGCACCACCGGGTGTTTTTCCCTTGGCGGGTCAGCAAGTACCTGGCTTGGACCGGCAATTACTTGGTCTATCTGGCCTGGATGGAATCCGGGTGGAACGCCCAGACCGACGTGCTCCTATACCGTTGTTTGGAGAGTGTCCATGTGACACCCCAGGTGTGGTACTGGCTGGTCAAACTCGCCATCGCGAGTTACTACGTGCAGAATTACCGCCAGTACCGGGTGCTCTTCCATGACCCGGTTCCCGCCGCCCCCGTCGCCGACGACCCCGACCCCCCCCTAGCGGACATTGCCGACATTTCCTTTTCCGCATTGTCTCACGGGTCATCGTGATCTCACTGCATAACTAGCTCCTATACATTCCCTCGGAATGAATGTATAGGATCCTTGGCGCCGGGCGTCCGGCGTCTAATAATTGTATACCAAATTGTGTTGAATGCACCACTGAATGCATTTTTGAATGTTGGATTTGACCAGGTTCTGGATTTTCACTCTGTAATAATGGCGCTGGTTGGGCGTGTCCGCCACCCGGCCCTTGCCAATGAGGGGGAAATCCAGGGATTCCACCCCTTTGATGGAGGACACGTCTTTCATGTCGTTCAATAACGGCGGGGTGCGGCAATGCGGCATGCATTCCCCCACGATGAACGAAAGCGTCACATATATGTTCTCAATCTGCGACTGACCAAACACAATGTTAATGTCCTCTATCCGGTTCAGGAAGAAATGGTGAATGGGCACGTCCGCCTTGAAAATGCGTTCAATGTACATCTTCGGTTCTGGGGGGACGGCCGGGGTCTGAATCATCTTCTTGAACGAGTGGAACAAGTACGGATAGTACTTGTACGAGGACGTGGGTATGAACCCCTTGCACACCAGGTATTTCTCCGAATTGGCCATGCGGCTGGTATTGGGCTTGGTAATGTAGACTTTCTCGTACATGGACGCCAGCAGGGCAATCATTTCCACCGTGTGACGCATGAAAATGTCAAATACCTTGAGTACAAAGGTGCCCCCCGTTTTCTGCATGCACAGGGCGTACACGATTTGACCGTACAGGAGTTTCGTCATGTTGACCTCCTGATGGTCAAAGTCCAAGGAAAAGTCAAACCCGCCGTCGGCCGTAATAATGTCCATGGATCCGCCGTACATTTCGTGAATGTAGACGAAATTGTCCAACGACAGAATGTTGCCCGTATGGTCGCATCCGTTTTCCAGTTTCACCACATTGCGGTGCTCTTGCAAGAAGTGCTGCGACTTTTTCCACCCAGGAATATTGTAGTCGTTGTTGTGTTGGTCTTGCAGGGTCATCCCCACGTAGACGTCGTCGGGATTGTTGCGGTACTTGACCAGGGCCTCTATGAACCCTCCCGGGCCTTCGGCTAAATGGAACGACCGTAGCGAAGCCACGGGCGCCTGGGCGTCGTTGACCAGGTCAAACGAATACAACAATTCAATCATTTTGAAGAAAGATCGCGACAAGGGACGGTACCGGGAAATACAGTACTTCTTGAACGGAATCGTCGTATGGATGTACTCGTACGTGTTGGTAAACCCCTTGAACGTCTCCCAGTGTTGCCCATACAGATTGATCTGTTGTTTGATATCGTTCAGATAGTGCGACAAGGATTCGTTGATGATCGGCAAAGGCATCGTGTCGGTTTCCTGGATGTCCAGGTACATGTACAAAGAGGGCGGCAACCTCGGCAGTAAAAAATGGGGGGTCATGCGGGGGCAGCGTGGGGGCGGGTAAAATGTTCCTCGGCACACACAAACGTCTAAACATCCGTATCGCCAAATGCTTATATGTTTTTCGGGGGTGGATTCGTCGCCTTCGTCACCTTCGTCGCCTTCGTCACTTACGGCGGGTCCGTGAACCCGTAAAGATCGTAATCTATCATGGTCTTCCAAAACCACAACCTTTCCAGGGTTTTCTCGTGCAAAACGACCGACTGTTTGCGTCCATACTCGGTGTAGAACAGTTTGTGTTCGTTGTGTAGAAACACCCGCTCCATGAAGAATTTCCGCGCATTGGTATAGGCCTCGTACGTCGTCGCGTTTTTGGTGTGCATATGAAAGACGATGGATCGGTCCACGTCGTACGCGGTGAGCAAATCGGCCTCGCGCACAATATGGTAGGCGGTCTGGTAATCGCCCAACTGCGGAAACCCGTGCTGGGTCACGTGCGAGTACGACATGGACGATACAATGGCCTTGGTCATTTCGCACTCCTTGTCGGTCAACTTGTCCTGTAAAAAATGGTCAATCCTCGCAATTTCCGCGGATTTGTCGGTATATTTGGCATCGCACATGTCGTGCAAGATGGCGGCGGTATAAATCATACGTTCTTGGGGCTGTATCTGGGGGCGAAGTTTTACCTCGGTTTTGAATATTTGGTGGGCATAATACAGCGTATTCATACTGTGGGACAAACCGTGGGATTCGTCAATACGGTGTCGCAACGCGTAGGTGAACACGTATCCAAACAATTTAGAAATGAGCATCGGACGGGGAGCGGTGAGAGGGGGATCCAATACATTCATTGTGGGGCGACATCTTTGTATGGTTTTTTTGGGCGGGAGAACCGTTATGCGGTCTCCGTCGGGCACTCCAACACCATCTTGGTGTTCAACTTCTTGGACCGTTTTTCCGGGGGGACTGCGGCAGCGGCGGGCGGCGGGGGCACCGCCCGGACCCGGACCCGGGTCTGGACAATCTTGCCTAAATTCTCCGTGTTGACCGTGTGCACCTTTTTGAAAATGAAATACCGGTTGAGAAACGAAATCTTCTTTTCGTGGTCGGACATGTCGGCGGCGGTGCCGTAGTCGTTGCCTTGGCCCAGTTTCTCCTTCCGACGGACCTCCTGAACCATGGCATGGAACAATTCGTCAAACGTGCCCGTGGCGGACGGCATGCCCATTTTCAGCACGTCGGCCCCGTCGGCCAGTTTGAACCCGTACGTGTCCATCATGTGCACCAAATAGTTGAAGTTGACTAAATATTCCGGAATCACCTGATTGATGGTTTCTTGGTAGACCAGGATCGGGTAGCCCAACGACTCCTCCGTGTCGGGGAAGGTGTCCGCGTCGTAATCCTTGATAATCTCGGCGATCTTGGTCCCGTTCTTCATGAAGGTGCACGCGCCCCCCTTCGCCTTTTTGCGCAGAAGATCAAAGACTTTCTGTCCGTCGTAGGTGGTTCCGATGAAGTAGCCGCCCACCCGAATGCAGTCGCTCACGTTGCGCAGGAAGCTGTGCATCGTCACCTCGTTCTCAAAGAAGTAGTGGAGGGCGAATTGGCACGACCCCACGTCAAACCCGGGTTCGCCCACCCCGTACGCCTGGAAGACGGCGGGCGGCAATTCTTGGGGGTTCTTGTCGCCCTGCCCAAACACCGCCTTCACGTAGGCCCGTTCCGTCGCACTGGACATGGCGTCGCCCGTCTGACGAATGTTTTTGCTGCTGTCGCCGACGAAGAACAGGCAACGGGGCATGTTGGCCTCGCCGTGTTTCTGACATTCGCCTAAATACCGCGCGCAGGCCCCGTCAAACGTGTTGTGTATGTTGTCCCGGGCCACGTCCAGTCCCAGGACGAATTTCAGGCGGCTGGCGTACCATTTAGACAGATCCCCCGCCTTGCCGCACGCGAAATCTATGAGATGTTGCCCCGGATCCGAGACCCCCTCAATCAGTCGCCGCTTCACATAGAGGTTGTGGAAGTTGCGCATGGCCTGCGTGTTGGTGTCCTTCGTCTTGCGGTTGTAATACACGTCATTCTGGGTGACCGGCACGTCCGGGATGCCCTCCCCCGTGGCCAACATGGTCCGCGTAATCGGCTGGTGAATGGACGTCCAGTTGTTGTTGGCCACGTGGAAGCTGTTGCCGTAGTTGTGCATGCCGGCGCGGAGCTCCGACGTCTTGTCGTACCGCACCCGCAGCGGCACCCACTTCCACGACCCTTCGCGGGACATGTCGTACCGGAACTCCACAATCATGTTGGATTCAAAGTAGTCGCCCTCCTCGGTCACCATCACCCCCTCCTTGCCGCCCACGTTGCGGAGCGCCACGTGACAGAAGCACGCGTTGGGATCGTACGGGTCCGTCGGTTGGAACACCACCGGCTTGTACCGGTCTTCCTCGTCGGACCCCCGTTTCGGGCCGGTGGGCAACCGGTTGTGCAACACGTCGTTGTAGGGATTGCGGTGGTCCTTGGGGTCGTACCCGCACTTCAGCACCAACGTCTTGTATTGGATCAGGGCCCGGGCGTCGTCTTGGACCGACTGTCCCGGCTCGTACACATACCGGACCTCTTCCTGACCCCGCTTGTCGTGCTGCACCGTGACCAGGAAATCAATGGTATTGTACTCTGGCGGTTTCCACTTGAACGAATGGGCCCACGTGATCTTCTGGGGGCGGCTGGTCTCGCCGACCCGGTCCGCCCCGACCCCCATCATGGCGGGGGTAAAGATGATCCCGTCCGTGTTGTAGGGGAACATGCCTTGGTCTATCTTGTCCAACAGCTGGGCACACGCCTCAAAGATGGCGTCGTCGCCGCCGCCGGTAGGGGAAACGGCCACGTAAAAGTTCTTTTTCTGAATACTGATGGTGCAGGCGGCGTCCGCGGGGGACGCGGCGTCGGACGGCGGCACCGACGACGGACGCAGCTTCATCGCCTGCAAATACTTGTCCAAATAGAGGAATCTATAGTTGCCCTTGGCGCGGTCCTCCACCGTGAGGGGGTAGAACCCGTCCCGACGCACACTCTTGCCCTGGACGAAATAGATGTCAAACGCCATGTACAGGGACAGCGGCGCGCCGTACTTGTCGTGGACAATGTACTCCCCGTCCATCAACGTATTGTACATGTGCGCGTCGGTGGTTTCGCGGGTCGTCTGGGTCGCGTCGTGCATGACATTGGTGCCGGTGAATACGACGTGCATCGCGGGGGTGATCATATACACGCGTCCGTTGGGGGCGACGTACAAGAGCCGGCGCTCACCGTCGGCCTTGTCCGTGACCGTATAATGGTTGCGAATGTTGGGGGTCTGGGTCCGGGCGGATTCAAAGGGAACCAGGTTCTCCATTTGCAAGGTATAAGAGCTCGGACCCAGAAAGTATTTAGGCAACACGACCTTGGCGTCGCGGCGATCCAAAAACGCCTCCCAGGGATTGTCCGCGGCGGCGGCGGGGGCCGGCGCGCCGCCGGCATCCTGTTGCGTGAGGGTCAAATAGTTGAGCAACACTTGCCGGGTTTCCTGCAGTCCAATGGGGAATTTGGTTTCTTGCAAAGCGCCTAAAACCGTGCGAACACCCGCGCGCAGGAAATCGGTCAATTTAGACGCGGAATAGAGACTGGCCCGTTCATTGTCCATCTCCAATTCCACCTCGTACGTCTCCATGTTGTTAAAGACCCCCGCGTCCTGGACAGTGTACTGGGGCACCATGATACGCTGGGTCGTTTTAGACGTTTTGACGATGGACACGTCGGCGAAGAAGGGCAGGTCCGGATGGACGAACCGCACCCGGTTCAAATACCGAAACGTCTTCTTGGCATTGACCCAGTCGGCCAGGATGTTCCGGGCCACCTCCGCACGTGGAGTATAATACGTCTCGTTTTGGTAGCTGACCCGGAACCCCCAGTCGGCGAAATCCACGGGCTTGACAAAGTCGCCGGCCTCCCCCGCCTGCCGCGCCGACCGTTTCTGGGTGAATTTGATCTTGTCGGAGGCGGCATTGGTTTGGGCCGGCATGTCCAACAATTTAGGAAGACTGTTGGTTCGGCAGTAGGCCTGGATGAGGTCCATGCCGACCACCTCGGCGCGGATGTTGGACAGTTTGTGGCGGTTCAACTTACGGTCGTAATATTCGGATTGAATGCGCAGGACGTGGAACCCGTCGGTATTGCCCCCCTGTGGTTTGAACCCGACGGCATACAAGGTTTTCACCACGTTTTCGTAGTCTATTTTGCTGATGGGGCGCGCCAACGGGTGCTTACCGGCCTGCGTACCGAACCGAACCTCCAGCTCCGGGACGTCTTTGGTCTGATATTTCGCTCCGGAAACTTGCGGTTTTGAATTCAGATACATTTCCATCAGCTTATTGAGTTGCTCGGTCGGCGACGGCGTAGACGGCGGGTCTTTCTGACGTGCTTCGGTCGCCATGATTATACACAACCGTCCGACGATTAATAAATGATATATGATACGTGGATATCTTCTATGTGTGTTGAGTGCGGCGCGCATTCAATTTTTACACCTTTGTCGTCCACCTACTGCCATTCGGTTTCACAACATTTACATATCGCGGTGTAGTAATCTTGTTTCTTCGGCTTGGACACCTCCACATTGACCCCCAGTTTGTTCACGAGGATTTCTAAATCTGAGATTTTATAATTGCCGATGGACTTGAACGGGCGCGTTGCGCTCTCCAGCTTGACCCACGGGCGGTGAGTGACCTCCACGTCGGCCAAGTCCAACGTATAAAGCGCGTGGCCGCGTCCCGATTTGCTCCTATACACCACTATGGGGGGAGTCTCTTCGTGGTAGGGCGGCGACGGGAATTCCACGTACGTGTTGGTGGTTTCGGACACGACGAGGATGGTTCTGCGGTAGAACATGGCAAACGCCGGCAACATGCTGAAAACCGTCTGTTTGTTGGTCATGAGGTCGCCCATGATTTCTTGGACCGTGGCCACGGAAATCTTCATGGATTTAGCGACAATGGGGTTGGCCTTGAGGTAATCCATGATCCGGGATTTCTCTTCCAACTCGCGGTTCATGTATTTGTGTTCAATCTGATAGTATTCGTTGTCGCCGTAATGGGCCGCGAAGATGCACCAGAAGAGCGAGTCGGGTTTGTGGGGGGCGAACCGGTGCAGCCGGGCGGGCACGGGCACGGGGTCGGCGACCTTTGCAACCAGGTCCACAGAAGGCTCGGGCTCGGGCTCGGGCTCGGGATCGGTCTCTGTCGGTGCTGGCTCGGGGGGCACCACGGTAAGCGCTGGTTCCGGCTCTGGCTCCGAGCGAGGGAGCCGCACCGTCTCCGCGGCAAACAGGTCCTCCCGGCGCGTCCGGGTCAACATCCACGGACCCAGCGCCGCGTGCAGCTGTTCAAACGTCTCCATACGCGGGTATTTCCCAAAGCGTTGGTAAATGGCGCCGTGCAAAAAGGGCGTGATTTCTTTCATGTTGGCACCGGTTCTGGGATCTGAATCAGAAATTCGTTTCTCGTATACATTGCTAGTACACGAGAAAGGTCTATATGGGTTTCGGCACGATCACGTGCTCAAAAAAAAGGTGGATTTGAATTCCTCCTTTTGGATTTCCATCTTTTCCAAACTGGACTCCTGGTCCTTCACATATTCCAAGTATTGGAGCAACTCCTGCAAGGCGGACTCGGGTAAATACGACAGATTGATGTAAACCCCGTTGCGGTTTTCGTTCAGTTTGACCGCCGGATTCTTCTTCAAGAGTTTGAGCACTTCTATTTGTTGGGTCTTGCTCCAACGTTCAATGGTGGTTTTGATGGTTTCCAACTGCTGCTCTTTAGACGCCAATTCGTGGGGTTCCATGAGGGCGGGGGTAACAACGGGCGTGGGCTCGGGCTCGGGAACGGGCTCGGTCATGGTGAGGGTGGAATCAACCTATGGGATGAGAAGGCCCGATGTATCTATGTCGTTGTGATATAAACAGATCTAAAAACACCTCCTCAAGACGTCCTATAGTTTTGCCGATGAACATTGTCTTGGTCTCCATTGGCAACTTCCAAGATTATATTTTGTCCAACATACGCCAACTGCTGCGTCTAGGTCATACATCCATCTATGTCATTGTCAACCCAGAATTCATACCTTATTTCAATGAATTCACCGAGCATGTCAAGTGTATCAGTGTCACTTCCCTCAGCGACGAGTTCAACTATTATGGCTACCAACACACGTCGGACAATCGGCACTTTCGCAACGGCTTCAATCTGCATACGTCTAGCCGCTTTTTCTATCTGTACGCCTTTATCAAAAAGTACAATATTCAGGACGTGCTGCATGTAGAAAACGACGTGTTGATTTATTACCACAGCGACCGATTGAAAGACAAAGTAGATTCCGAACACATTTATGTTCCGATTGACTGTCCAAGCCGCGCCATTGCTAGTGTGGTCTACATACCCCGACCCGAGCTTCTTGGTACCATCCTGTCCGGTTACGATTACGGTAAAAACGACATGGAGAATTTTTCCATGTTAGTCCAGCGATTTCCCGAAACTATCCGGACATTCCCCATTGGTTCGGCGTCCATGGCTCACACGGAAGAAGAGCGACTCGTGACCCAACATTGGGAGAAATTCCAGATCGTATTTGATGCCGCCGCCATCGGCCAATATTTAGGCGGAGTGGACCCCCGGAATATTCCCGGAGATACCACCGGATTCGTGAACGAGACGTGTGTGATCAAATACAATCAGTATGAATTCACCTGGATGAAAACCGACGGTATCCGCCGCCCCTATGTCATCCACGAGGGCGTGACGATGCCGATTTTCAATTTGCATATCCATTCCAAGACTTTATACAAATTCATGTAGATTTTGGACGCTGGCATGTATGCGATCACACAAAACCGTGAAACGTATGTCCTCGGTATCGCGCCACTGTTCTT